CAAACGTTTTCTAAGTTTAGGATCTAGTAATGCTAAAACATCTTCTACGCTAACTGACATGAACATCCTCCAAAGTTATAGTCCCATCTTTTGTTTTGCCAAAATCAAATTTATAAATATTTCCTTCTTTAATATGCATATACGCTTTTGCAAAAGATGTTGGAAATACTGTTATAGAATGCAAATCTCTTGATGAATCTGCTAATGTTAATAATGCCATCTTCTTTCCAGTCTTTGTTGTTCTTGGTTTAAAGGATACCACAAACATCTCTTCTTCTGCAAATGGCAATTGCTTATAATTTAAAAATCTAACCAACGCATTTGGCGAAGTTTTGATTTCGTCAACTGGGATAGCAGAAACAATTCTATTGTCAGATGCTAATAGTAAATATGTTTTACCAATCTCAATAGTAGTATTCTCATCATCAAATATTCCAATTGATCCCGTTTTATCTAGCACATCAACACGAGACCATCCTGTTCCTCTTTTAATTGCTTTAATCATTCCCATTAAAATAAAAGATCCTTTTTCTTCAAAATCTTCTGTTGATTGAATAAAAGAATGATATTGTGTTGGCACTGTCATATTGAATTCTGGCAGATTTAAATACTCATATAAATTCTCTTTAATTTCTTGATCATTTCTTGGGTTATCAGAAAAAGTAGCAGCACCAGTAATCCTTAGTGACTGCAAGGCTCTACTATTTACTCCATTTCCTTTTGTAAAGGTAAATTCTTCAAGTTGTTTGTATGAGGTAAATGGTCGTGCTTGGATATATCTTTCTGCAATTTTGTCAGATATATATTTGACAGAACTAAGACCAAATCTAATACCTTTACCCTCAATTTTAAAATCCATATCCGAATCGTTAATGTGAGGTAATTTAATGCTAATGCCCATTCTTTTCGCCTCAATAAGATAATCAGTTCTTCCATCTTTATCCTTTTCATTTTTTAAAAGCGCAAACATAAATTCAAGGGGATAATAATACTTTAACCAAGCGGTCCAATACGAGACCGTAGAGTAAGCAACCGCATGAGACTTGTTGAACGAATACCCCGCATGTGCTTCAAAGTCATGCCATAAGTCCAAAGCAGAATTAGGGCTAATGTACTTAGAAGCACCATTAACAAACTTTTCTTTAAACTGATCAAATTCTTTAGCATCTTTCTTCTTTCCAATAATTTTACGTACCTTATCTGCTTCTGCCATTGTCATTCCACCAAGTTCAACACAGGCTTGCATTACCTGCTCTTGATATAAAACACAACCATATGTATCAATTGTAATGGGTTTCATAACCTTATTTAAATAATCAATATTTTGCTTGCCATGCTTTCTTGCAATGTAGTCTTTGCCAATAGTGTTCATTGCTCCTGGACGAACAAGTGCATTAGATGCTGCAAGTTCATTTAGATTCTTCACACCCATTTTAATTAAAAGGCTTGTGTATGGTGCAGCCTCACACTGAAAAACTCCTTTAGTGTATCCATCTGAAATCATTTCATAAACTTTAGGGTCTTCTAAATCAATTTCTAATAAATTAATTTCTTTGTAATGATTCTTTTTAATTTCTGCAATAGCATCTTGAATAACACTAAGAGTTTTTAATCCAAGTGCGTCAATTTTGATTAAACCAATTCTTTCTGCTTCTTCCATATCAACACCAACCACTGGAATTCTTTCGTCAGATCCTGGAGATGATCGTGTTTCTAGGGGTGCATATCTAAAAATTGGGTTCTTGCTTGTTACAACTCCTGCAGCATGAATTCCAGTTCCACGAATACGTCCTCGTAACTGATCTCCATATACTTCTACTTCTGGATATTTTTCTCTAAACCATAAAGTTGTTTTTGAATAACAAAAATCTTCCCACGTGTCAACTTGCTTTAGCGCTTTGTTTACATCTGACAAAGGAATATTTAAAACTCTAGCAACATCTCTAACGACACCCTTGCCTTTAAACTCTAAGAAAGTAGCAATAGATGCAACGTGTCTATATTGTCTAACTAAATAATCTTTTACTTCTTCACGACGAGTATCTTGAATGTCTGTGTCAATATCTGGAAAATCATTTCGTTCGGGATTAATAAATCGAAAAAACAAGAGTCCATATTTAATTGGATCAATGTCTGTAATTCCAAGTGCAAAGCAAACTAAAGATCCAGCAGAGGATCCACGACCTGGACCTACCATAATTCCTTCCTTCTTTGCCCAAGCAATCATGCTTTGAACAACTAGAAAATATGGTGCAAATTTTTTATTCTTAACAATCTCTAACTCTTCACGTAATCTATTAACATATTCTTCATTATCTTGCAGACCTTTAAGTGTCAAACCTTCAAACGCAATCTTTTCTAATTCACTATCTGGACTTTTATATTGAACTGGTAGTAGGTCAAGTCCATCTTGAATATCATAATCTTCTACTGTCTCTGCTAGTAGGAGTGTGTTTGAGTATATGTCTGATCTATCTATCCCCTGTTTTTCCATTGCTAATTTAATTTCATCATATGACAGTAGATGTATATCAAATTTATTAAAAGTAATTTGACGATCTTCTCCGTACAGGTAGTCAAGTCTTTGCATCATATTGGTTTTCTTTTTAGACTTTTCATATGTTGCTTCTTTATTAACTTTGCCATGAGTATTCATCAATAACTTAAACTCTTGAATTTCTTTTTGTGAAGTATCTGAATGGTGGCAATCTGGAGTTACAACAACCTTAATGTCAAATTCATCTGCAAGTTCAATTAAAGCCTTATTTATTTCTGGGGTATTGTGTGGCATTACTTCAATATAATAATCATTACCAAAATTATTCTTAAACCATTTAATATTTTTCTTTGCAATGGCAAATTCATTTTCTTCTAATGCTTTTACAATAACACTACTTGGACATGCGGAAGTTACAATAATACCTTCACGATATTTTTCAAGTATCTCAAAATCAAATCTTGGCTTCTTAAAAAATCCATCAGTCCAGGAAACTTCACTAATTTTATTTAAATTCTCTAAACCAACCTGATTCTTTGCTAGAAGAACAATGTGATTATAAACAAGATCTTGCTGACCTTCTCTTTCAGACTTATCTCGTGTATCAGATATGTCTGCACACATATATCCTTCTAGCCCAAGAATTGGTTTAATACCTTTGGATTTTGCGGTACGATAAAACTCACGATGTCCTGAAAGTGTGCCGTGATCTGTTATTGCCAACGCTGGCATTTTAAGATCTACGGCACGACTTAGATACTCTTCTGGAGTTGCAATTCCATCAAACAGAGAATAGTGAGTGTGTACGTGCAGTCCTGCGTAGTTCATACTACCAATCTGTATTGGTTGATGAAGTAGTTGATGGTGAGTCAAAGCCTAGATAAAAGGCTTCTTGTTCTGCATAAGGAACTTTGCGAAGTGCAAGTTCTAGTTGGAATGGCTCAATACCAGTCCAGTCAAATGGTTCTTTATCTGGTGCTGCTGGAATCATTGTGTAATTTGTTTCAGTACCCTGACCATTACGCTTCATTTTCCAAACAACATTTGAAATGCTACCAGTCTCAAGTGCATATTCACGAATTGTATTAAAGGATGATTGCTTGCTAATTCCCATAGACCAAATGGCTACGTATGGTTTTTCAATTCCGTCATCAACTAATACGTTACAGTAAAAGCGGAGACGACCACGCCATCCAGCCTTTGGGTCTTTACGGTGCATTTCTTCTGCCCAGTCACGACCTTCTGTTTCCATAGTATCTACTGCTTTGCGTTTGTAATCTTTTGGATTTACGTGTTCTTTAACAACTAAAGATAGACCACGAGATGCATTATAATTTGCAGAGTCTTCGTCTAGTTCTTCAATAAAGCGAATCTTTACTGATTGTCCATCAGCAAGTTTAAGCCATCTTACCTTTGGTGAGTTTTCATCGTATTTTGGTTTGTCGAGCAGGGCGTTGATGTTTTTTAATCCCTTTACTACGCTCATATCCTTCTCCTTTGTTTGTGTGTTATTTATTTTATCATAGATAACAAGTTAATGCAACTATGATGATATTAAATGTAGAATCTCTTTGTGGTCTTTCCATTTAATAGATCTACTTTTAATAATATTTAGATATTTATAATATAGGATATCATCATACTTATCAATTACCCTATCATTTCTTAAGCCATTTCCATAATAAATCTTTATAAAATAATCATTAAGGTATGATTTATCCTTATTTACAAAATCTGATAATTTTGGATTTGGAACTTCGCTTTCCATTATAGCAAGAAACTTTTCTATTTGTTTTGGCATTTTGTTATTCTTAGAAAAATTTTTCCAAAAATCATTATTAGTTTTATTTGTTACATAGTGTATGTATATTGCTGAAACAATGTCTTCTTCTATGTTTTTAGTGTAAAGATTTATTCTTTTAATAAATGCGTCTTTGTCTAAAAGATAGTCTTCAAAATTATCAGACACTTCTTTCATAACAGATATTACTGTCATAATTGCGCTTGCCTCTAGTGGTTCAAAAAAACTTCCAGATAGACCAATCGCTAAACAATTTCCAATAAAAGAATTTTTATAATATCCAGCATCATACTTTAATGATTTCACTGGTTCCCAATTTTTGTCAATCTTACTTTTCATTTCAAGAATTGCATCATCTTCTGAAATATAATTATTGTCAAAATTATACCCAACCCCATATCTACTTGTTGTTGGAATTTCAAAAGACCATCCATAGTCTAGTGCAGTCATTTTACTGTATGGAGGTATATCTTTATCTATTTCTTTAGGCCCTACAATTGATTGATTAATTGGCAAAGTATCATTTACACTTACCCATTTTTCTTTATAAAAATTTCCAATAACCAATCTGTTAAACCCAGAACAATCAAAAATAAAATCTGTTTCCATTTCACCATTAGATAATATTATTTTATTTATTATTTTATTTTCTACTTTAAAATCAAGAATTAAATCATCTATAATTTTAATATTTCTTTCTTGTGCTATTTTTTTAAAAAATTTAGAAGATAAAAATGCATCAAAGTGTATAGCGGATGGATACTCTTTTTCTTTTGAAATAATGGGTGGTACATTATTTTGTGTTGCAAAGAACCCTGTTTCGTCTAAATAATTTAATGTATTATCATTTTTTATAGCAGAAGATATAAGTTCTAAATAATATTTTGTATATACTTTATCCGCACTTCTAATTGGAATCCAAAAATCTATATTCTCATTATTCCATCCAGAAAACAAAGCGCCCATTTTTATAGTTCCATTGCTTGCTTTCATAAAACTAGAAAAATCAATATCTAATTGTTCAAGCATTGGCAAAAAGTTTCCAGAGGTTGCTTCACCTACTCCAATAATTCCAATATTTGAACTTTCAACTATTGTAATATCATAGTGCGGAAACTTCTTTTGCATCATTAACGCTGTAATGCATCCAGAAGCCCCGCCACCTATAACAGTTATTTTCAAGCAAACCTTCTGTCGTATCCCATAGAATTAATTTGTTCTGCAGCGGGAGCCCAACTTTCAGAATTTTCCTGAACTCCATGACCTTCAACAATTCTGTTAAAGAAATTAAATGCAGCACAAACTGCAACAGCATCTTTAACTTGTTCTTGTGTAAATCCAGCATCGTAACATTCATCATATAATTTTTTAGTCATACTTGATGGATGTTTAGTTAGTTGTTCTACTAAATTAAAAATTGGGGTCAATCTATTAGGAACTGATTGAATTCCACTATCTAAAACCTCAATCTCAGCATTTATTGATTCTGCAAAAAGACGATGGGATCCATAGCAATACCTACATCCATTTAAATATGATGTATATGCTGCAACCATTTCTCTATCTTGTGGAGAAAGTGATGAAGCCTCTCGCAAAACTTCTTGTGCAAATGAAAGCATCATCATATATTTTTTTTGATTTTCCATAAAAACATCAACAATAGTTGCATTCTCTTTAAGTGAATCAAATACATTTTTTACACTCATGACTACCTCAGCATTTCTAGTATAGAATTGTCAATTGAACTACTTAACTTAATTATATCAGAATCCTGCATATCTCCGATATCTTTATACTTGGTGTCTAGTTGTATTATTGATACCCTTGACTTTAACTTATCAATCATTTTTTTAGACATTGATTTTCCAGCCTCATCATTATCTGCTATTAAATAGATCTCATTAAAGTATTTTTCTAATAACTCCACTTGATTTTTTGAAATAGTTGCTCCAAGAGTAGCCACTGCTGGCATGCCAACTTGATCTAATCTTATTGCATCAAATGATGATTCAACAACATACACCTTATCATTTGCCTTTACTCTGTGCAAATTAAATAATGTTTTACTTTTTGGAAGTCCTGGAGTATTCTTAAAATCTTTTCCTTCAAGACTTCTGCCAACAAAACCAATTACCATTCCTTCTGGAGAGTGAACTGGAATTGTAACCATGTCCTGTTTCTCTGAATAACCTAGATTAAACTTATTAACTGATGACTTAGTTACTAGTCTGCCATCAAAGTATCTCATTGCTCTTGGTGATTCAAGCGCTTGTGAGTTCAATCTTTTAATAATAACTTCATCGTATTGTACAAATACAGGTGGGGTGTATAGTTGTTTTGCTACTATTTGAGTAATATCAGATTCTTGTTCTTTACTTTTTATGTACCGCAAACTTTCAAAATATGATCTGTTGCTCATTTTCATTACTAATTCTTGTAGGTTAGCCACTTGTTGGCATCCAAAACAAAAGAACAATCCACTTTCTTTTGATACTTCTCCAGCAGGAGTCCTGTTGTTATTATGATATGGACAGAAAATTATGTAGTCGGAATCTACTTCTGATTGTATTGTGATTCCAGAGCCGATGAGAACTCTTTTAATTTGGTCTTCTGTGTATATATCGGATTGTACCCGTCTGCTGCGATCATCCATTCAATATTCTTTTTCCCTACGTAGATTCCATATACCGTCAATTTAAATTCAAACCAGTTTTTGCTTTCATTGTAGTATACCGTAAAGTCTGGCTCTATGTCAATTCTTGGAACATAGGCACTTTCTCTCATTTGTACTAACAATATTCTAATATATTCTTCTTTTAATCTATAGATGTCTGACTCATCTTTGATGTTGCCATCTAATTTAAAACATTTTATAGGCTTATGATGAATAGACACATCTTATTATAACTGCTTATCTTCATAATCCTTGTAACGATAGTAACCTTTGTCGAAATCTACCTGCACTAAGAACTCACCCATAAAGCCATTTCTATTTTTTCTGAAGGCACATTCAATAATATCGCTGTTAGATGCTCTGCCAAGAGCAATTACCCAGTCTGCATCATAGGCAATCTGTCTTGACCAAGCAGTTTGTCCAAGTGTTGGAACACTACTGAGATCATTTACATCATCTGGAGTTGCAGAAGATATTGCAATGATAGGAACTTCTTCTCCAATAGCCATTAACTTTAGTTCACGAGAAAGGTTTTTCATTCTTACTGTCTCATTGTCTGACTTCTGGTTTGGACTCATTAATTGTAGGTAGTCAACAATAACAAAATCTGGACGGTATTGATCTATTTTGCCACGTAGAACTGAAGGACTAATCTCCCCACCCTGATCATTTGAAATGATATGAAATGGATTCTTTCCAGTAACCTTATCTTTGTGCCAAGTTTTAAACATCTCTGGCTCAACATGACCCTGACTAATCTTTCTATGTGACCAAAGACCTTCACCCATAATTGTAAATACACGGTTTCTAACCTCTGTCTCAGACATTTCAAGGCTGATTACTAATGGGGTTTTGCCTTGTTTCCATGCCTGTACCGCAAAATAAAGAGCAAGCCACGACTTACCAATGCCTGGATAGGCTAAAAACACTCCCAGTTGGCCTGGAGCGATACCACTTGGAAGATAGTTATCAAATCCTGGCAAACCAGTTTTAATCCCTGTAATCCCAGCCTCTTCCATTTTACGTAAATGATCAAAATAGGCAGCAGCGGATTCAAAATCAGTAGCATCAATATCTCTAACGGAGGATGTATTTTTTTTAAGTTCTGAGGTTTGAGTAATTAGAGAGTCTAGAGCAACTACTGAATTCCCACTTTGCACTTCTCCTGCTGCAGATCTTAAAATTGTTTTAAGACTATCGTTTAAATAATCACCCTGTAATTCTGAAAGGTGATGCTTCGTTGCTCCAATATCATCGACTACTTCAAAATCTCTAAACTTTTCAATTACTAAAGATAGTGGTGGAACAGAACTGTTTGCCTCAAAGTATTTTCTAATGAATGTCCATACATCTAAATGTGTTCGTAGAAGTCCATCAACATTTGCCTGTAATAAAACATGGATCTGTTTATCTTTTAAGACTGCATTTAATACCTTTGATTCAATGCTAGCCATTGAGCCACTCCTTTGCCATCAATCTTCTCTCTGCACGTTCTCTATCATCTTGATCTTTATCTTTTTTAGCCTTGATAATTTTTTCTGCCTGGTATGCAAAAGTATTCCAAGATGGACTCTCAGTAACCTTAAAATAGTATTCTAAAATATCGTAACATACTTCAATTCCATACGACTGAATAAGAGCATCTGCTGCCCATTGTTCAACGTTAAGATTCATTGATGGCTTTACATCATATCTTTCTTTGTGGTATTTACTATACCTTGAAAGCAAAGCCATTCGGTCTTTGCGGTCTGGCATTATTCAGAGATTTCTGCTTTGGCTTCGTTAATTTTATCAGTTAGTTTATCTTCAACAAACTTGTAAACACGTTCCATTGCTTCGTTAGTTGTCTCTCCATCTTTCTTAGAGTCAACAACTCCAAGATCAAGTCTTAATGATTGGAAGTTTCCAAGATTAAGTGTATAGCCTAAAGTTACAGAAACCTTAGTGTTATCGTTTTCCATTTTACATCCATTCAGTAGTTAGATAGATTCAGACCAGATAGGAATGAAGCGTCCATCTTCAGTTCTCGTATATGTAAGTATACCATCGCCCATTCTCCTAGTCAACTCTTGTTTAGTAGGAGTCATGTTGTTCGTTACAAGGCCATCTTTTCTTGGTTGACCAATATGAATTGATGCCAATATGTCCCTTATTTCCCTTATGTGACTTTCTGAATAATAACATCTTATCTGCCAGCCACGCTTTCCACCTATGCTAGATCCTATTGGTGCTGGAATTGTTCCACGTTTAATAAGAGTAGGAATATACTTTTTATGTCTGTTAATAAGTATAGCAGTTTCTCCAATAGTATATGCCTTTTCTCTTTTCTTTTTAAATTCCGCAATAAAACAAGTTTCAATCCTATCTTTATTTATATTGTAAAGCGCAACAATTCCGTCTGATCTGTTTCTATGATGCACCTTGACTAAGTCATTATTTAAAAACCAAATAGTTTTATTGCCTGAAACTATAGCGGACTGATTGTAGTTTTGGCCCTCAATATTTCCTGTTGTAGAATCCATGATCCCTCTTTGCTGCTGTCTGGTGGATGGTAAAATTTTCTTTTACCACAAATTACACAGTAAACTTCAATATGTTCTTTTGTGCTGTACTGCCTATCAACAAAAACAATACCACCGCATCTTATACATTTCACTTAGTCGGAATTCCGATGGCAAGAACATTTACGTCAACAGTTGCCAATCCGTTAGTATTAAATCTGACAAGAAATGAAGCATTAGTGCTTGAAACTTGAGTAATAACAACTGAAACATTTTTTCCAGCATCTGTATTTCCTGCATTCCAAGGAGTTGCTACTACAATTGGTGGAGAATTAAAATTGTAGTCAACGTTAAAAGTTACTTCGTTATCAGTAGAAATAACATTTTTAGAAGTTGCAACACTTTTTGTAACACCATAAATAACTGCCCTTCCAGTTGCTACTGTTTTGGGAACTCCGCTACTTCCTTTAATTTCTGTAATACTTTGATTACTTCCAACAATCTCGCTTAGTTGATTAACCGTTTCAACCAAAGAATACATATAAGAAACATCTAAGGGTTGCCCTCTTTGTGGTACTGTTAGTTTTGCCATTATTCCTCCATTATATCATTTAACTTATGCTACCGTTGTCAAAACAGACTCAAAAAGTTTTAATGAATTGTTTTGTGTTTTTAAAATTCCTTCAGGCTGAATCGTTACTCTAACATTTGTTGTTCCAGTATTTGGAAATGTATATGTAGTCACCTTGGTAATTGCATTTCCTACACTTGCGGTTCCGTGATACGAATAAGATGCTGCATTGTCAAACTTAACAAAAATATCATATTTTTCTCTAAAATCAGTATCTTTCCAAGTAACAGACCAGGAGCCTCCACCACTTACTATGTTAACTTTATTTACAATAATGGATGTAACAATACCGGTTGTAGCAGCAGATGAAACTGTGCTTGAACCAATAAGAACTGTAAAAGTGTTTATTGTTGGAACAGTTAGGACTATTTGCGCCCCAGTAACTGCAGCAAACGGAGATATTGTGCTAGAAAAAGTAACAGTCTCTCCAACACTAATACCGTGTGCAGATGCTGTGGTAACGGTTACAGTACCAGAAGCAATTGATAAGTTAGTAATGGATGTAGCAGTTGATGGAATAGGATAAGAATCAACATAATAAATTGAAGACCATGCGGAAACTTTGTTAAGGTTTTCAGAAATAACTCTATACCTTACAACGTGTTGATTAGCGCTAGTGACTGGCGGTAAATCTTTTTTTAATAATAAAGATTTTGTAATGTTTTTATCTACTGCCATTATACAACGTTACCAATATCTAAAGACATTCTAAATTCAACATAATTGTTTGTGTTTGGAGATTTTTCAATTGGCTCTGCATTAGCATTTTTAATAACAGAGTATCCAACTAATCCATATAGAGGATTAACAGTACTTACATTGTCAAACCTAATTGCATCAAAAGCAATATAGTGTGTCTCTACTACGGCTGATGAAGTTACAACACATGAGTACAATTTAACAGAAGTAACAGATTCCCAAGAAAATCCTTCTTGTTGCACAAAATCTTGTAATGTTTTTTCAACTACAAAATATCTGTTAGTATCAAAATCAATTCCACCTGCTCCATCAACTAAATCAATTAAACATCTTGCATATTTAGTATCATTATTACTATTATTAATAAACTCTAAAATAATTTTTAAACTACCTGGTTTTGTATAAGTGCTTGCGTCTTTATTTACAAGAGAAAATGCAATTTTAATTTTATCTGATAATGAATTTTGAGATAAATTAATATTGAGTCCAGTTTTTGCTATATAATTTTTTCCAGATAAACTTGATGTTACATTAGTAATATCTTTAATAGTACTATAATTTCCTTTTACTAAAAGCATATTATTTAAAAATCTACATCTTTCATTTTTTGTGTTTCTATTTGTTTTATAAAAAATTCTATTGTCCGCTGCTGCTTGAAACACACTGTTTGCTGTTGTAATAATGTTATCATCACTTTCATCAAGTGCTGAAGTTATTGATGGAATTGTTTTTAGTGTAGTATCAAGGTATTGCCATTGCTCTTCTTCTGTAAATAACAATAAACTTCTACTATCAAATCCTGAAGCGGATGGATTTCCTCCTGCAGAATAAATACCTATTTCTGTAATTTCATATCTTTCTTGTGTTGGAAGTTCTGCAGTAAATACTATCTTGTTAACACCCTCTTCTTTTACATACCCTCTTGAAGAAATTGGAACCCTGAACATTTCAAAATTTAATAGTTCTTTTTCTGAATAATCTACAGATGCAGCACCAGTTGCCAATGGTTTTTGTCCACAACCAAAAGCCATATATGATGCATAAGCAGGAGTTGTTCCAAGCAAGTATTTTGCTATAATTTCTTTTCCTTTATTTGTTATCATTCCGTATCAACTCCAAGATCTGTTTCATATATTGTACCATTTCGCAGCGTTTCAATTTCAATCTTTTCTCCTGGATTTATATTTATGTTTTCTATAACTAAGTTTCCAGTTGAAAAATTAATATAAACATTTGTTCCAGCAGGCCCATTTCCGTAATTTGGAATCTTTGTTTCTAATTTTATAGGAAAATTTAAAAAATATTTGTCAGATGTGTTTTGAAGAGCCAAGATGCCTTTGGGGTCTAAGGCTTGTTGTATTTCTGCCATATTAACAATTGGTTGATAATTTATACTTTCGGTATTTAAATTTGCATTGTTTGTAAGTGACAAAAGCATTGCACCATTAATTTGTTCAAAATATAACATTTTTAAAAAATCTGCGCTCTCTAGATTTCTATCATCTTTAAAATTAACATATTGAGGTGTTGCAATTTTAACTGAAGGTTTTGATGATGTTGATCCTGATCCCGCTACTAAATATACTTCTCCTCCAGTTCCACTCCCTCCACTACTTGGATTAGAAGGTGTTGGTGGCGTTGGTTCTACACGTTGTGCACCAGTTGATCCTGTTGATCCTGTTGATCCACTTGTTACATCTTTGATGGGGGTTGAAAGACCTGGAATTGGGTTTAGCCACCATTCACTTGTCAAATTTATATCATCACCCTTTATATCTTTGACTATATTTACCCAGTCGTTTTCTTCTTCATTTCCATATATATCCATTACGTTACACCTCACTCAAATATATAGTCATTTTTGGTCCATCTAGTCCTCTTGAATATTCTATGTTATAAATAACAAAACGTGAACTAGAAGATGTAACAAGATCTAATCCATTATTATTCTTATAATCAATTGAAATAATATCACCAAGTTGAATTGTGGGGTTTGCAAAAATTTCTAGTCCAATTGCTTTTTTTGGAACCATTAATTTATCTACTAACCATCCCATTAAATTTTCTGCATCTTCTGTGGTTTGTATGTATTCTGCTTCTATAGAGAAAGCGCTTTTCCCATAATTCATTCTACTTAATTTAACATTATTGTATTTTTCTTTTTGTATGTTTGGAGAATAGACTATAACATCGCCAATAAGTTCAGGGTCTGAAAAACTTGATTTCTTTTTAAAGTAATCATCTACGGTAAGTTCATTACTGCTATCACTTGTAAATGCAATACCTTGAATTTTTAAAAAGTTTGAAGTAGTTGTGCTTACGTCTAATAAAGTATCTGTTGCATTAAATATTAAAAACTCTGCTCCATATGCATTTGCTTCAAATCCAGAGATTGTATATTCTTTTACTTTGTCTGGAGCATTTACTATTTTTGCATATAGTGCTGGATATGCATTGTCAAACTTTGCATTAATGTATGCACACTCTCTCATTATAGTTCCAAATTCTTCAAAATAAATACTATAGGTTGGAGGAGTCAAACTACTTATTCCCGTTAAGTATGATTCTTGTAAAATTCCACTCATTGCATATCTTCTTAATGATTGATCAACATTAATATCTGTTTTTGCAAACACTTTTCCAACTTGATCACTTACAATAAAACCAGCATCTTGTGAATAGTTGTTAGTTAGAGCATAAAAATTTTCAAACATACACTTAGAAGATCCTCTAATAAATAAAGCAGTATTTGGATATGCTGGAAGTGGTGAAGTGTCATCAACTTGACCAATTAAAACATTATTTATATATAGGTAAAATCTTCTTGTATTTTTATTTGCTAGGTCTTCATACTCTACTGCTAAATCATAAACTGTTGTGTATTGTTCAGCATATTTTCTTGATATCCCGACAAAATCTCCAGAGTCATATTGGATCTGTTCATTGAATGCATTAAACAATAATGTTGGAATGGCATTTGCTTCTCCAGTGCCTTGTTCAATTTTATAAAATATAATATTTGAAGTGTCTTTTGTGGCGCCGTCTAATGCGATAACCTCAAAATAATATCCATTATTAGTTTCTGAATTAAGAAGAATTGCAAGTCCTCCAGAGTTTCCAGATATAACAACATTTTGTTCTGGCGATGGTGAATTATTTGTATAGTATTTCATTCCAGAAAGTGGGACTGCGGTAGAAATTACATTACCACTTTGTGTTTTTAATTCTCCTCCTATGTCACCAATAATACGCATTCTGGCTCCAAAGTGTTTAAACACTGCTTTGTCTAGTGTTTTATAAACATATGATATGTGATCTATTGGTTTTGGATCTGTTGTAATAAACTCTTTACCTTTAAAAACAAGTGCTGATGATTGAACTAATCCTTTATTTTTAGCAGGGTCTATGGATTTTACAGATGATCTTTCTGTTTCTGTAAAAGGATGCTCTGATAAAAATCTTTTAATTACACCATTAACAAATGCTGAACTAGCAATAGTATTTGAAATACCAGCAGAGCCAGCAACTGTAGTTCCACTAAAAGTAGTATCTCCAAATAAATATTTAGAGTCCATTAAACAACCTTTACGATTACTAGGATCGAACCAATAGTCATCTAATGCTGCTTTGTGAGAAACAATAGCCGTTCCAAACTGAGCCCTTCCATGTTGTGCTACGGCACCATTCTTCATTCTTGTCACTCCAGATACCGTTTCATAATAGGGCTCTGAGTATATTCTAACTTTTCCATTTGGATATATTTTGCCATTATATTTTAATTTATTTAAATAATTTTTGTATTCAGAATCACTACTTATCCATACATTTCCAATTCCCTCAACAAAATATTGAACTGCATCATATTTAATAACTTCACCATTAGCATAAAAATATCCTTGATTTCTTGAAATTAAATAAATACTTTCTCCAAAATCAATAATGTTATTTATTAGTTGATTAGCAACTACAGTTGGGGCTACTCCTTCAAGTTTTGAATTTAATGCAATTGCTGACAATGTAAATCCACTTGATTTTTGACTTGACCCTTTTAGTTCTTCATAGTTAGATATTTCCCATAGAAGCGATGGTTTATATACCCAAAATTTATTCTCTGCGCTTGATACCGTTTCTTCACCTATTGCTGAATATGTTTTATCAATGTATCTTGACGTATAATTAATTTTTCCATCATTATAAATTTTTTTATCTTGAGAAGCAATTGAAATAATATTAGGAAGTTTTTTACCAGTAATTAATTTATTTTCAATAACACCAGTATCTTCATTTGTTTTTGATCCAATCAATGTTGTATCTATTGACCTCTTTGATGCTTCTGGTATTAAATAATTTTTGCTCATTGCAATAAAGTTATTGTATTCATCAAAAAACATTGCTGTTTGTGTTGAGACTGCTAAACTATTTAATACTTCTGCAACACTTTGATCTGGTCCCACAAAAAAATATGGAATTACTGGATCAATTTCTCCTTCTATTCTTTTATAAACATAATTACTAAATCCAATAGCATCTAGCAAAATTGATATTGCATAACTTACTGATATGTTTGTAAGAAAAAGTTTTGGGGCAAGCATTGATTCAAAATAAAAATAAAAATCTCTTAACTCTAAAGATATAGTTCCACCAGTTATATCTGCTTGTGGAAAACCTTCTGAATATAAAGTTTTAATTGGAACGCTGTAATCATTTCCAGATACATTTAAAAATGTTTCATAAAAATTAAATTTAATATTTTTTGTAACATATTTAGAAATAATACTATTTGTATTATTTTCATTAAATGCTTGGTCATCGTCAAATATTGAAATATTTCCAGTTGAGGCTAGAAGTTGTCCAACTGGCAAAGAAGTTGATCCAAGATCAGACAACTGTTTAGTTACTTTGTAGTTAATAGTTTTATTTGATATGTTTGCAATTAGTCTTGGTGACATCTCAATTAAATCAAATGTTGAGGCAAATTTATTCATTGTCTCTGCAACAATTCTAATTCCTCTAACATATTGAAATTCACGGTATGTAGTAATGTTATCTTTAATAAAATATTCTGGTGATGTAAAATTAGTAACAAAATTTGTTTCTTTAGTCAAGTCTGAATTTGTTAATTTCCAACCATACTCAGGAATAAACGTTTGATAAACTTTTGTTGTATTGTTCCAAATATGGTAAACTCCTTTATCTGTTGCTGATCCTACAACTAAATAGGCATAGCCATCAATTGATTTGTTTGGCAACAATGTTGTAGAGGATATCTTTTCAACATGAATAAATCTATTTTTATGCTCAATTGGGACAATTAATCCATAGGATAACTCTACATATCCATCTTCATTAATTATTGGAGTTGCGTCATCTCTTAGTGAATTAGCATTAAAAGTTTTTGCTGGTACCCATGAATTTCCAGATAAGTATTCTATTTTCCAATTAATAGGAACTTGTTTATTGGAGTTTCCATAAAGTGGATCTGCAATAGCAGTTGTAGAAGTATTAAAAGGGCCTAAATTTTTAGTTCCAACATGAGTTTGCATTTTAACTATAAGTCTATTAGCGGGAACATTTTCTTTATATACTACAAATGGTCCAACGTCTTCAATTGGATATTGGTTAGTTGTAGAATTTTTTGATATACCCCGTTCTGGTGAATTAGTGTCTGTCCCATTTTCTGTTCTATAAGACGTCCAATATTTAAATTGATCATCTCTTGCTGGCATATAGTATCTTGGCCTTTGAGAAAAAGAACTAATAGTACTAATTGAATTATCAACAAGTTGTTGATTTTCAATCAAATTAGTATTAAAATTATGAAGATGTCTTCCTGGAATATAAAGGGCTTTATTAATTCCAGATCTTGGACGAAAAGGTTTAACACAATCTTCTAATGAATAAAACATATTATGTTTTTCTTTATCCTTAGAAAATAATGATGGGACATCCTCATTGTCATATCCATTATCAACTACAATGTCTGCATCCGTTGCTCCCGTGTAAGAAGCGTTAGTGTCATTTGCATCAAATGAAAGAGACGCTTTTCCAATTCCTGTATCTCTATTTCTATAATTTCCTAATTTAAAAATATTATCTGGAACATTCATATTCCATTCTGCTAATATTGTTGCACGGGTTTCAAGCGTTGAATTAGTTTCTATATGGTTTTTTAATGTTGTATTTACAAACATTTAAACCTCTTCCAGCGATACCGTAATATCCCAAAGATCATGATTGCTTTGTCCACGCTTAGATACTGTATATGAAAAATCAGAAACGTAAACTTGAACAATTTGGTTATACTGTTCTAAATGTGTATATGGTGCTGAAGTTCCGTCTTGTACATAGTTATTAAATTTGTCATAGGCTAGAAACATCCAAAATGGTCCCGTGTGGTTTTCATACCAGTCTAGCATTTCTACTCCGCCTGCGCCACCATCAACGGTGTATTCGGGGCTTTGTGATGTCATACCAGAGCCTGCTCCAGTAGTAGCCCAGTTTGGTACAGAATAATAAGATCTTGATGGTAGATTGTTCCAACCTACACTTAAAGTATTTTTATCAGCAATATGAAAAGACCTCATATTTCCATTAATCATTCTTTGCCTTTGTTCAATTCTTTCTGTTTTAAATTGAAGTGGGCTGCGATTGTGATCAGATAAGATTAAAAATTTGTTAAGATTAGTAGTCTCTGTAGTATATGCTCCTATTTCAAATCCTTCTGGTACGTACATTCCATTTTCTAAAGTCCCTGGATTTTCTGACCATAGGATTCCTTGTGGTCTAGCATAACGCTTTCTTCCACTCATATATGCTGCGGTAGCCATTAGAAACTCCTAATTCTTTGATTATCAACTTGTTTAATTTGATTAATAACGCTACGTGCAATATCATTTGGATTTGCACCACTATTACTCACATTAACGCTAAGGTTATAATTATACAGGGTTTTGGAATTATTTACTGCTGTTTTTGATCCATTAGAATTTCTAATAGAAGAAGACATTGAATCAGGCGATTTAAAAGTTGGTGAATTTATAGCGCTAAGTAGTGGGCCAAATCTTTGAGTTGCTTTTCTATTTACTATAAACTCTCCAGGAGTAAGCATTGCAGGAACTGTATCAGTACCCCTAGCAAATCCACCAGATGCCATGTATTTGGGAACCATTCCACCCATATTTCCATATTTAATTTTATAATCTCTTTCAGCATTTGCTGCTGCTAAAACTAATGGAGAGTTAATATTTAAATGTGCAAGTGCTTTTTGATATGGGGCTTGTGCTGCCTTTATTGCTGCTGCTTGTTTTGCTGCTGCTGCTGCTGCATTTGCCTCTATACCACGAAGTGATTGTGCATCAACTGCTGTTTGTGTTTTTCCTGCTTTTGCAGCAGCCGCTGCTTGTGCTGCTTTTTGTGCTGCTGCAGCATCTGCTGCTGCTTTTACATCTGCTTGTTTACCTCTACCCATTGCGCCTGCAATATCAAATGCTGGAGCAGGTATATCCATTTTGGTAACTTTTGTAAGTGCTGCTTTTTGTTTGTCTGCAGTTACTGCATCTGCTGCTGCTTGTGCTTTTGCTTCGTTGTTTTTAACTCCAGCAAGCATACTTACATAATCAAATACTAAAGGATTTTTATTTATTGCTGGATCTATTCTTTCAAGTTTTTTAATTGCATCTGATTGTTTTGTTGCAGTTATTTCATCTGCTATTCCTTTTGCAGTTGATTCTTTTTGTTTTTCTTGACCAAGTAAACTTACATAATCAAATACTAAAGGATCTTTGTTTATTGCTGGATCTATGTTTTCAAGTTTTTTAGTTGCTTCTGATTGTTTTGCATTCATTAATAGTATTGCTTGCATACTGTGGGCATAAATACCATTCATTTCTGCAACTTTAAGACTTACTCTCTCTCCTGCATCTGCATTTGTTTTTGCATGTGCTTCTGCTGCTTTTACTGCAGCAAGAGCCTCTGCTGCTTTCATTTTATTTTCATTTGTAACTTTAGTTTGATGATCTGCCATAGCAACGGTTATGTTAGTTTTTGTTTGTTCATGTGTTTCTAATATTTGTTGAAAATTACGCTGTCTTGCTTCATCTTTAGCATTTGCAACATCCATAGCAGTTGTAATTTCTTTTGCTGGGGATGACACACTTATGTTAATGTTTGATCCTGAAACACTAACTGATGCTTTTCCAGATCCACCAGTTGGTCCACCAGTTGATCCACCAGTTGGTCCACCAGTTGATCCACCAGTTGGTCCACCAGTTGGTCCATTTGGTGTATTAGTAGTTTTAGTTGGTAGTGTTGTACCTTTAGGAGTAGGTCTTGATCCTGGATCTTTTCCAATACCGGCAAGGTAGCGACCAAAAGCACTTGCCCAAGTATCCATTGCTGCTGCATTTGCAATAAGTGCGTCCGTTTGGGCTTTAAGATATGCTGGATCCATAAAATTTTGACCAGTTTTTTGAACTGCTGCGGTAAGGTCTTTATTAAACTGTACCATTGCTTTATCTACTTTGAGTGAAGCAGCAGTTGTTGCTGTTGTAATTCCTTCGGCAGATTGTGAAATTAACAATGCTAGTTGTTCGTCATCAGCCTTAAACCCAGCAGCAATTGCAAGTCTATTAGCCTCTGCTACTCCTACTGCTTGTGCTTTTGTATATCCACCAATTTTCTTTAAATTTTCATCAATTTTTATAAATCTTAATCTAATCTTTTCATCAACATCAACTAATTCTTCATTAAGTATTTTGCTGCTATCTTCAAGTTGTTTTCTAGTTTGCCCTGCTGGACTTGTAACACCTTTAATAGCATTTTCTTTTGCTTTTTGTGTTGCTTCCATTCTTGTTTTTGCATTTTTTGCAATCTGTGCATTTCTATATTCTTGCATTGCAGATGCTGCTGCAGCCATATCTCCACTTGCAAGAGCAGAAGCAATGTCCATTTTTTTAGATTGAAGTTCATTTGATTGCTCTTGTAGTTTATTAATTTCTTCAAGTGCGGCTATTTGTGCATCGTATCTTTCATTTATTTTATCTTCTTGTCTTGTAATTAATTCTAATGCATATGCATTATCTGCTAACTTATTTGTTGCTGCGCTTTTTTGAAGAATATATTCATTCTCAACTAGTTTTTCTTGTAGTGCAGCATAAGCCATTAATGCTTCATTTTTCATGCTTTGTCTTACAAGCGCATCTTGTTGAGCAATGGTTGTAACTCTATCGTATTTTTCTTCTGCTTTATTAACTGCAGTTTGGCTTGCTATAATTTCATCTAATGCTTTTCCTTTAAGTTTTCCATTAATTATTTGTTTGTTTGTAGAATTATTTGCAGCAATTTCCATTGCCACTTCATAAGAAACTCCTTTTTGTCTTAAAATATTTACTGCTTTAGTTTTGTCTGCTAACTCCTGCATCCTTTTAGCATTGTCTGCTACAAGATCGCCAGTAAATATTGCACTAAGAACTTTATTTAATACTGCTGCATCTTTTCCTATTTTTAAAATTCCATCTTTTATAGATAATCCAAATTTACTAAAATTTTTCTGAATGTCTTCTGGAGACAACCCTTTAATATAATCAACAAACTCTGTTCCAACTTTTTTAGACTTTAATAATTGATTAGCAATTCCGTTAAATGCGTTAAACCCTCCACCTTTTTTAATTGGATTATTCATTGCTTTTCTTAATGCATTCATTCCGCCTAATGCATCAATAGATGCTTGTTGTACAAGTTTAAGTTTTTTAGCCATATCATCAAAGGTTGTATCTCTTTCTTTTTTAACAGCAGGAGTAGTAGGTCCAGTGCCACCACCAAAAGATGTATCAGACGTTGTTTCAGTAACCTTTTGACCTATTGCTTCTCTGTATTTAGCAAGTTGTGCTGGCAATGATAATTTGCTATATTGAGCCCCGCCATATTTTCCAGTTTCTTTTTGCCATTGTAAAAAGTTTTTATCTTTCATTAATATTTCATTGTCATATGTTAATAATGTTCTAATTGTTGAAAGGTATGTATTACGTTGTTCTGGACTTGTTAATTTCTTTAAGTATTCTGGATCAACTGTTCCAATAAACTTTGGTTCAATTTCAGAAAGTATCTTTGTAGTAAAGACTCCTTTATTGTCTTCAATTGCTTTTAAATCTTTTGAAAGTTCTTTTTGTGCTTCTGGATTTTTTAAAAGAGTTTCTGTTTCAAGATCGAGTTCAAGAACTCCACCTAACCTAGAGAACTTTTGCATCATTGTAAGAAATTCATCTGCATCCTTACCTTTTTTAGTTCCTAGTTGAAGCATAAAATCAGATTGCAAACTTTCAATTGGTTTTCCATTTGAATCTTGAAATGCCTGAACAATATCTAATGCTGCAGCACCATCTTCTCCACCTAATTTAGTCATAATAGCAACTGTTTGTTGAAGATCTTCTTTCTTTGAAAATGTATTAAAAAGTTTAATAATTTCTGATGGGGCTATTTCTCCAGCACTTAGTTGAAGTTTAAGTCCTGCAACTTGAGTATCTTTTAAATTGCCCGTTTTTATTGCTTCTCCTAACATATCTTTTGATGCTCCAACAAAACCTTCTTCAGTTGTGCCTTTATATTTTTTTGTAACTGCTTTATCAATTGCAGTATTTACTGAATTTCTTGTATTACCTTTTGTTGACTCATATGATTTTAAAACTGACTCTCTTTGTTTTAATCGTTCGGCATCAAGAATTGCTCTATTTTTATCATATTTGTCATCTAATTGTTTAACTTCTGAAATTTTTCCTTCAATAATAAGTTGTTCTCTTTTTTGTTTATATTGAAGTTCGTATGAATCTATAAGTTGTTTTGATTGTTCAAGCATATTTTGATTTTGAACAACAGCAGCACCACTTATTTCTGCAAGTTGTTTATTATATTTTACTTGTGTCTTATATGCAATAAAACCTCCAGCAAGTCCACCAATTGCTGCACCTGCAGCCGTCCCAATTCCTGCTCCTAGTGCGGTTCCTGCTCCTGGAATTATACTGCCTATTGCGCTTCCAGCCATAGACCCCGCTTTTGCTCCTATAAGGGCACCTCCTGCAGCGCCTAGTCCTATTTTTGCTCCCATTCCAAGTCCGTTGAAACCACCAAAACCACCTGAACCTTTAGCCTTTGCATTATTAAATAAAGCAGTTGAAGTTTTGGTAGAATCTTGCATTAGTTTTGTTCTAATTTCAATTCCAGTATCTAAAATATTTTCTCCATTTTGTCCAAAAATTCCTTGAAGTTCTCCAGCAACTTTAATTCCCATCATTGTGTCACCCATTGCTTGGCCTATATTAGCAGCAATTGAACGAGCCTGCTCTGAAGTAAGGGCTCCAGATAAAATAGATGTACTAAGTTGTGCTTTTAGATCTTCTGCTACTGATCCTCTGGTATTTTTAGGATCAATAAGTTTTTGTTGAAATGCTTTTGCTTGCGCTATTCCACTGGCGCTGTTAACATAATTTTCTCCAAAAGTAGTTTTTCCAGTTACAGCAACAAGCCCACCTCGTGCTGTTTGTCTTTTTCTGTCCATTATTTGTGTTGAAGTTGCTTTTCCTGAAAACTCTGCATAAGATTGAATTGCTTTAGTGCTTGTTCCAGTTGCTTCTGTTAAGTCCATTGCAGCATTTTGGGCTTTGTCAAATTCCATTCTTAACTTAACCATTGCTCCTAAAAATGCCATAACTGGAATTGCAAATGCACCTGTTTTTGTACCTAGCATTGGGGCAACCATTGACGCTACTCCCATGATGGGCGCAAGCGTCTGGCCAATTTCACCTGCTTTTCCAGGAGCCATAGCCAGCATTCCTGCTGCCATTGTTCCACCCATTAATCCACCGCTTATTCTTTGAGCACTTGCCCTTCTTCTTTCGGTTGCCATTTGTTTTGCAGTAGGTTGGGCGTTAGCATCTGGTGTGTCTGGTGTGCCAGATATGGGAGAACTTTGTATTGGCTTTCCATCTGGTCCAAGAAGTCCAGAAGGTGCGGAAGCCACAACGGGAGCAGGTGCTGCGACAGGCGTATAACGATTAGCAACAGCAGTCTTTCCTTTTTCTACTGCACTTGCTGCAACAGTTCTTGCTTTTTGAGCAGCATTTTTTGTTTTTTCTTTTGCTGCTTGAATTTTTTCTTGTTTTATTCTTTGTTTTTTATCACTTTCTGATTCCCAATGTCCTGTACCTTCCCAACCATCAGAATCGAGTGGACGCCATGTGTATCCAGGTCCAGGAGGAGTACCTGTTTTGCCGTCTTCATGCCCTGGAATATTATCAGATATCATGCCATTAATTAAAGCCCCATATTTCTGTGTCATATCTGCTGGAATAACTGATTCTCCAGGAGACAACATTGCAGGGACTACATCACCCGCACCCTTTGGACCTGGAACACTTACTATTCCGTCTGCAAATTTTCCAACTTTAACTGGACGCACTCTTGGAGTTATTGGCTTTGGAAATGCTCGATCTCTTAATGAAGCCTTATGTCCTTTTTGACGTTTTTTTAGTGACGCCTTTTCTTCTTCTTTTCGAATTGCTGCTTCTGTTTTTTTAGGTACAACTTTAGGTTGAACTGCTATGTGGGTTTTATGTAATTCTCTCCAGTCTACAGACCTAGCCTCTTCAAGTCTTTTTATCATTGAATCGTATGCAATTCGTTCTTGTGGATCAAGAAGGCCAAAAGAAGATATTGTTGCCTTTAATTTAGGAACAATTCTTTCAATTTCTGCTTTCATTAATGTATGATATTCATCAGCAGTCATTGATCGTGCAATTGATGCTGTTGATAATGCAAAATCACTTCGTGCTCTAGAACCAATCGTTGAAGGGTCAAGCAGATTAATCATTGCTTGATTTTTTAATGAAAGCATTTGTGCAAAATCTCTTTTTCCAGAAGCACTTCCAAATACTCCTGCTGCGCCTACATCTGCAACAACATTTCCAGAAAGATTAGATTTTGTAAGATCTTTATCTCCACGAAGAAATGATGCTACCGCTTGTCTAAAGAACTGTTCTTTTGTAAATGTTCCAGGCATATCCTGAAACTTAGAATCAACTGGAGACTCTAAAACAATTAATCTTCTGTCTGGATTGGTTGGATCTACCATTGTGCCAATAGTTTGTTTTGGAGAATCTAGTCCATGCACATCCCTTTGAATTCTTGTACTTCTTTCTTCTGCCATTGCAGATTTTAAATCAATTGCTGGTTTAACAAAAACTTGAGAGCCACCTGGTTTTTCATAAATACCACCAATTCCAGGAACTGGAAAACTTCTTCCACTTGATTCTGCTATTAGTTTTCCATATTTTGTTGGTGTTGTTTTGGCAAGTTTACTTGATTGAACTTCTTCATCAATTGCGTCTAATAATAACTGTTGGGTTCTTACTGACTGAACATCGCTAAAAGTATCTGGCATTCCTATAAATAGTTTTTTAACTTTTGCTTGTGCTTGTTCTTTTTCTCGTTTCTTTTTTAGATATTCTGTAGGAGCCCATGATCCTGGAACCGCAGGTGGCATATTTGGATCTTTTTTTACTTCTCCTGCTAACCAAGGATTTTTATTAGCCGATGGATTTGCAGTATAGCCAGGTTTAGCAATAGGAACTTGTTGAGCATTAGCAGCATTTGGCACACGATCATACATGTCTTCACCTGATATTGCGACTCTTCCAGAACCAGTTTGAACTGTCCAAGTGCTACCATTTGGAAGTGGAATTGACACATAATTTACTGAAGTAACTTTTCCTGTGCTTTTTTTTATTCTATCTTTCTTTACTAAAACACCTTTACTTTGTGCTTCTTCTGCCCCAATGTTTACTCTTACGTCTTTAATCTTGTTTCTTGATTTTGCAAAAGCATTTTTTAATGATGTACTTTTAATTTTTTCTCTTTCTTCCGCTTCAATCTTTGCAAAGTCCGATGACGTAATTTCTGGTGCAACTGCTGGTTGAGGTGCTGGAGGTGGTGGTGGCAAAAGGGCTTTTAATCTATTTGTTATGCGTTCGTCAAAGTCTGCAAGGGCTGGATCACCCGTTGGAAATTGGCCTGATGCATTGGCATTTTTTAGCGATCCACGCCATTTTTCTGGACCATGTTTTTCAAAATCTTCTAAAAAGTCAGCAAGTTTTACTGGTTCATTGCCTATCATATCGAAATTAAGTTTTGGACTTTGAGTAAATCCATGCGAGTTTACTATATTTACGGTATGGTTTGGTCCAAAAGTATTTTGAATACCTTTAAGTTTTTGAACTAAGCCTGCTCTATCTGCTTGAAATTCTGGAGATCCTTTTTCAATTTCTGCCAATAAGTCTTTAACTGTTACTTTTTTAAAAGAATCTACGTGAGCAAAATGAGTGCCTTTTGGAGTTCTACCTTGTTCAAATCCTGGAATATTATCAGCAACAATACCTTGAATTAAAGATCCATATTTTTCACTCATTGGTGCAGGAATTACGGATTCTCCTGGAGAAAGCATTGCAGGAACTATATCGCCTGCGCCTTTAGGGCCTGGAACACTTACTATTCCGTCTGCATATTTTCTAGGGGCACCTCCTTTAAATCCTGGCCTCATCATTCCTGGATTTGTTCTTGCAAAGTTTGCTCCTGCTGCAGTTGCTCTTTGATATGCTGCTGCAAGAGCATTTGTTGCTGCAACCTCTGATGTAAATGTTTGAATTAATCTTGAATGTGTTTGGTCTAGAGATGATGCAATTGCTGCTGCTTCCAATTGTTGAGTAGACATATACTGGGTTTGATTTCCAAGTATTTTAGACTGTCCACCAAGACCTAAAAATCCATTTCTTAATGTTAAAAATAATTTAATTATATTTGCTGCACCGTTAGCAATTAAACCAAAAGTCATAAGCAGTGCTGGACCAATTAATCCAACTGCTCCAACTAACATCACAATTGCTTTTTTACTTCCTTCTCCAAGCCCGTTAAATTTTTCTAATATTCTTCCAAAAAACTCTACAATTGGAGTTATTGCTTTTAAGAACTGTTCTCCAACTGGAGCAAGTGCAAGTTTAAGACTTTCTAATGATTTTTTAAATTTAGTTCCAGTAGCATTTTCTACTTTTGCAAGTTCTCTTTCTGACAAAATTGCAAGTTCTTCTACTGAGGCACCTGCTAAATTTAATGTTCTAGATGCTTGAGTTCCATCTTTAGTTATGTTTTGAAACAAAGTTGATAGTCTTGAGAATTGAAATTTTCCAAATAGTTGTTCAATTGCTCTTGCTCTGTTTAAGGGATCAAGTGTGTCAAGTGCTTGTGCAAACTGTACAACTGTGTTTTTAATATTACCTTTATTTCCTTCAACAATACCGTTAATATTTATTCCAAGATCAGCAAGAAATCCTGCTGCTTTTTTAGAGGGGTTAATTAGTGACGCAAGTCCAGATTTAAGTGCGTTGGCGCCTTCTGAAGCGTTAATACCACCCTCTTTCATGGCAGTCATAAAGAATGCAAGATCTTCTACGTCTCCGCCTAACTGTCTAATTACTGGTGCTGCTTTTGGAATTGCAATAGTTAAATCTTCAATATTTAAAACTGTTTGGTTTTCTACAGCGTTAAGAAAATCAATTTTTCCTTTTAATTCATCTGCTGCTATTCCAAATGCATTTGTTAAAGAAATTGTTGTTTCTAATGCTTGATTTTGTTCAATGTTTCCAAGAACTGCAAGTCTGGTTGCTTGAGAAACTTGTGCTAAAAGATCTGAACCCATTTTTCCACTTGCAGCAGCGTCTGCTGCCATTTCCATTGTTTTTTCAATTGCAACACCATATTTTAAAAATTCTTTTGCTAAAAGTTGCACATCTTTTAATGCCTTGTCTGTTTCTGTGGAAGAAGTAAACATTTCACCATAAACACGTTTAAACCTAATTGCTTGTTTTTCTAATTCCATAAATGTTTTTGATGCTGTTGTACCAAGCATTGCAAGAGGTACTGTAAAACCAACCATTAACTGACGGCCAGCCCATTGTGTATTCTTACCAAAATTTAAAAGGTTAGTAGAACCTTGTTTTAACAACTGTCCAAACAATTGTTGTTTCTGTGCAGCAAGAGCAGTCTTTGTTGCTAGATTGTCCATATCCAACGCAAGTGGTCTTATTGCTATTGATTGAATTGCACCATTTGCTGTTCTACCCATTTTAAGATACTGGGTTTGCATTGTTTTAAGGCGTTCTTCTGATACCTTGCCAATTGTGTCATACTCTGATTTAAAAAGTCTTCCAAATGTTTTTGTTGCACCACCAGCATATCTAAAATATTCTCTAGTGGAAAATTTGTTTCTTTCTAATGAATCAGTAAAACTGTCAGCAGTACTTCTAACTTCTTGTAGACTGGCTCTAAATTTTCCAGTAGCATTTATTGAATTTATAAGATTGGTTTGTAAACCAGCCTGTGCTTTTGCTGCTTGTGCACTTGTTGCTGCAATTGAAGAATGAAAATTAGATAATTGTCTTTGAAGTGCTTTTAGTTGTGCAAGTGCTTGAGAGGCATCAAGATTAACTTGAATATTAGATTGTACATCAGCCACTCATAACACCTCTTTACTTTATTTTTTTATAGATTTAACAAAGAAGCGTCTTGAAGTTTAACTCCAGATGCTGCTTCAACAATCTTATAGACTGTTGGTAAATCTAAATTGTCTTCAAGATCCTTGACATTTTCTGCCAATTCTGGTTTATATTGCTGCATAGCAATCAAAACACATTCCATAAGAATGTTCATTGATTTCTCGTTGTCTTCTGCCACTGCTGCAATACCTTCAAATTTCTTCATAAATGGACGAAGTAATGAGATCTTGAGTGGTCTTACTGCGATCTTTGTACCATCAATAAGTACAACGGTATCTTCGTCGGTTTTTGCTGTTGTTGCCATTTGTTTCTCCTTTTGTTAAGTTAGTTAATTATATCATGAATAGGTTTATTTTTTAGTTAAATCTTCGTAATCTAAGCCCATTCCAATACCAAACCCTGCCCTTGCTGCATTAGGACCTTGTAATGATAGTACATCATTGCCATCACTTGTTTGTCCACCACTAAAGACTCTTGCTTTCATGTCTTCCCATTCTTTTTGTCCCTTGCCACTTTCAGAATTATTTTCTAAATCTACCCCTTGAATTGCTGCTAAGAATTTTTTTTCTTCATAATCTAATTCTCTTTTTGAAGACAAGGTTTGCATAAGTTCTGGTATTGACAAAGAAGTCTCTAGTTCTTCATAGTTTTTCCATATACCCAAAGTAAATACTTCAGACTCTAATTTGGCTAAATCTAAATCAAACCAACCTTCTTCTTTTTCTTTTGATTGTTCTTTAATCTCTACTTCTGAAGTTGAATTAAATTTAATACCCGCTGCTATTTCAATAATCTTATAAAGTGTATTAAGGTCAATATGATCATCTAGATTTAAAAATAAATCTGGGCTATATTGTTTCATACAAACTTTACAGCATTCTAACAAGATGTCAATAGATTCTTCATCATTTTTTGAGTTTTCAATAAGCACAAAAATATCCATAAACTCCCTCATATACTTAATCTTTAAAGGAGAACATGAGATTGTCTGATCATTAAGTAATAAAATGTCTAAAGTATTAAAAACTTTTGTAGCCATTAGTTAATTTTAGCATAAAACAACAAAACCCACTCCCGTTATGAGAGTGGGTTATTGTTTACTTTTTTATTTATGCGGTAGTATAGTTAGTGCCAGATCCATCATAGAAGGTACGATCAACGATCTTACCGTATGTTGCTGTTGTGTCATCTGGAAGCATACGGAATGAAACTTCAAACATAGAAGCCTCTTCACGCTTTGCTGAAACTGTAACTGCCTCAATTGAAAGAGCACGATATCCAACATATACACGCTCTACTGAGTCAGACTTGTCTCCATCACCAGTTCCTGGACCACATGCAACAAGACCACGCTCAAGTGGTACTTCTCCAATATCTCCTGCTGAAAGTTGAAGAGTACGACCTGCTGATGTAGTTTTTGTTCCAGTCAATGCTGAATCTTTTCCTGCGGTTGCAAGAAGTAAATTTTCTAATGTTGCTTCAGCAAAAGCGGTAGCAAGAGAAACTTGCATTCCCTGCTTGTATAGTTTAGCAACGTCAAGAACCTGATCTACGGCTACCTCGCCGAAATCTGGTGTGAAGGTCAATTCAAGACCATTCATTGTATAGCCAACATTTGTAAAGTCTGGGTCTACAGAAAGTGTAGATTTGTAAGACTCTGTAGCAACAAATGATGGAATTGCTGTTGCACCTGTTGGTGTAAGTTTGTAGTCTGCAACGAAAATTGCTGCTGCACCTACGATAATATTTGTAGACGTACCACGTGAATATGCCATTTTTAACTCCTTTTTTCAATTTTTTTTCTATATTAAGTTATCAAAGCATTATTAATGCCTTCTCTAAACTATTATATCAGCCTTTTTATGTATAATATGGATCTAGGTTATTAATAGTATGATAGTCATACTCAATAATAAACTTATTAAGAGTAAGTCCACGAAGAGAGGATAGTTCCGTTAGGTCTCTAACCTCTTCAAGTTGATATACCTTGATGTCATGAAAATATACATTGTTTGTCAGTGGATTGTTTAAACTTTTTTCAAGAAGATCTTTATATAATGCTGTATCTGAATCGTTTTGATTAAGCCTGCACCAACGGTTCAGGTCTTCTGCTGATGCGTCTGCTCTATCTAGTAATTGAGACAAAATTGTGCTAACATCTAAAATTTTGCTGGGAGTTGAATATACATAGTATAATAACTGCTCGCACTTAAGAGGATACAAATTAGTTCTTCTATATCTAATAAGTCTATCATATTGAACAATTACGTCTGGTTGTTGACTTAATGCAATTCCCTCATCGTCATACTGTGTTGGTATGTCTACTCTGTTTTTGCTTAAATCATCAATTGCTGCTGGATTAGATGGTATTGTTAAAACACTAAGCCCATATTCATTTAATACTGCTTGAATGTAAGCATTTATCCAAATTGGTGGAAATGGTAAATTTACTACATCTTTTGGCATTTTACTCTACCCCCACATTAATATTTGTAATCCAACGATAGCCGACTTCTCTACCCTTTGATTTTCCAATATTTGATCCTGCTTGTAAGTTTTTCTTGTACACTTGTGGATTGCTTAAATGATCATAAATTCCAGAAGCCCTTAGAAATGTTTGTTTAAAATAATAATTCATAAAGTTATCAAATGTTTTTTCATAGGACCCTTGAACCCAGTCTCCTCCAGGATTTGAAACATTAACTGGATTTTTTGTAAAAATTTGTTCTCCCCCAACATTAAAAGAAAGTACGGAAGCATTTCTTGGTTTAATTACAACTGGTTGGCCGTACTCCATAATTCTTGCTTTGTTGTAGAACGGAACCAAAGAACCTTGCTTAATTGATGTTGATTGTTTAAAATCAGACTTAATCGATAATCCAAGATTGCTTACGGTATGAGTAACTTGAAAAAGTCTTTTAGATGCCATTCCAACCTTGCCCCATTCATAAACATGGTGCATAGACATTGGATCCATTTTTGCATTTGCATCAACAAACATCTTTAATGCTTCTACTGTGTCTTTTCCTAAGTTATTTAAAAATACTGTTTTTCCTTTTTGTGCCCCTTCAAAAAATCCAAAAGAATAATCAACAATATTATTCATCTTTTTCATAAATTTTTTATCATCAAATTTAACTTGCATTAGTCAGCCCCACTTTGGTTTTCTGTTCTTCGTAAAACAACCTTGTAGTAATCTATTGTACCAAAAGGGTTTACTACTGGATCATAAGTAGCAATTTCATAAATTGTACCTTTTCCAGAACGCTCTCCAGAAGTTTCTTGATATATGAGTTCGTCCATACTGTTTCTTATATTTGTAATAATAATGTTTGTAAGTGAGTTACTCTCTTTATTTGTTGATTTACGAATGTCATTTTTAATTCTTCCAATAAGCATGTTTTCATTTTTTGTAAAAATCTTTGCCTTAATGTCTTCTGCTAATGCAGTTCCTCCTGAAGTAAAATTAACAATAACGCTTTTGTCAAAAATCCAATTCTTTAAACCAGATCCATACATATCACGTTGAATAGTTGGATAGTATATGTCTGCAATCATTGGATACAAAAAATCTGTTGCTTCGCATGACATTACAGCACACCAATTTTAACTCTGGAATCTGCTATATACTTTGAAAGGATTTTATCAACTAAAAGATTTCCAGTACCATCTAATATTGATTTATGAAACTGAAGTTTAAATTGATCTGTATTATAAGTAGTTACATATCTCTTATAGTAATCAAGTTTGCCACAACGAATGTCATCTATTAACATTAATGTTGCTTCTTTAATGTCAAGAGGAACTACTTTAAATCCCGTTTCTAAAACAAAAGTAAAATCTGATTGGTTGTCAAAAGAGTTGCCGTAGCCGATTGGTCCAAGCCAGTCTGACTGGGCAGTTGGTAAAAACAAAGGAGCCTGCTCTGATCTGTTATATTCTTCTCCTGGCAAATCTTTAATAACCGCAGTTCCATTATCACTTAACTTAAAGGTAATTCCAAAAATTGCTGGGGTTGCTAGACTGCTGTCATAGTGAAGAATGTTGTCTTGATATACTTTTAAAACTTTATGACTTTTATAGTTAATTGGTGCATAGTCAGTTCCAAGTCCTACATACTCAATTATTTTCTTTTTATAATAAAATCCCTCTTCAAGAACTGCGTCAATAATAGATCTTGCTAAAAATTCTTGTTTTTTATATTCTGCAATTTCAGTTGCTGTAGTTGCTAAATCATTTGGATCAGCATATGGTCTATAAATTTCAAGGCTATCTTGAACAACAATGTCTGCGCCTGCTCCACTTTCGGCTTCATAGATTGTAAGGGTATAAGATCCATCATATTTTACGTAGTCGTCATCTAAAACATAAGATACTTTTTTGTTGGCATTTGAGGTAACTTCTTCTTCAATTTCTGTAAAATCTGGGCTTTCAATAACTAATAAGTAATCAGCATAGGCACTTGGAACATCATAGGTGATAGTGATTGGGTATGGCGGAAGTCTCAGTACTTGCATTATTTAATACCATAGTGCTTTGCAAGTTCTAAAGCGCTGGCCTCTCTAACTGATTTGTGTTGTAAATAAATATCAATAAATTCTGTTTTAACAATATTATAGCCTTGATCTATGTGTCCATACTTATCAAAATGAAGATTTTTATCAGAGTAAATTACTGCCTGACTATTTTGTTCTTTAACTTCAACAACCTTTTCTGGTGTTGTTTTTTTTACAGTTGACATTTTACTCCTTTGTTATTATTATATCAGATTTAATTAAAAAGGGCAGAGAACGAATCCCCTGCCCTAGATAATTGCTTAATGATTAGGAAGCAGCAATGTCCTTGTAGGCAATTGCATCTTCTTCTTCAATTTGAACACCAAAACGTACAAATACGGTGTATTCAATTGTATCTTTCTTTGGAACATATTGACGATTGACGGTAATATCCCGTTGGAATCCCCAAATACGGTTCTGTGGGAAAGTAAGATCGACATAATCTGCTGGGTAGTAAGGAACTTCCATTACGTCAACGCCAAGTACACGAGTGGTACGGGCTCCTCCGAATGTTTGTCCTACGCCATCAAGATAGTCTTGACGATTTGCTTGTGTGCTACCGTTACGGCTTGAGAAAGCCTCAGAAATAGCATCTGCAAGAGTACCGTTGTTACGTACGATGCTTTGGAAAACATCTGTACCTGCATAGAACTTAAGATTGTTCTTAAGTGCACGATACTTACGTGGCATTGCATTGATAATGCCTTGCATAACTGGAGTTGTCCAGTTATCGCTTGTAACTGCTGGAAGAACTGAATCGTGTGCATCTCCATTAGTTGTGATTTTGTTAACAAAACCATCCATAATAGAAAGGAATGATCCTGTTGAACCATCTCCGTTAATAGCCAAGTCTTCGATATCATTACCGAATGCGTTGGTCATCAAACGAACAAGATGATCTTCAAGAGCAGCCCCTTCAATATTATCTTCTAGACCTTCTGATGTAACTTCCCAATCAAGACGAATCTTTTTGGTTGTCAATTCTACTTTAGAAAAAGTAGCACCAGCGTTTGTATATGCACCACTGCCTTGAGCAGCAGCACGAATTACACGCTCACCAACGTTAACTTTTTCAAGTTCCATTGTATTTGCTCGCATTGTAACTCTACGTCCGTCTTTTGCAAGAACAGTTGCATCCCAAACATAGTCAATAAATTGACGAGCCTGTTCAGGTCGTAGAATTCCACTACCTGCTGCACCCGAAGGATTTACAGCGTTTGGTCCGGATGTGACTCCAGAAAGAGCAGTAGGAATATTTCCTAAAATTCCTGATGCTGGAGTTGCTACTCCACCAATTCCACCGGAGGCAAATCCACCCTCAGCGTTATAAGCGCCTGGTACGGAAACTCCTGGTTGATTTTTAATGATTTCTTCTGACATATTGTTCACCTCCAAGTGAATTTCTACTTAAACAGGTCGGAGTCTGTGAGGAACCGTCCGCCCCATATTGATTTTTGAACCATCTCTGGTTCCTGAACAATCTCACCGAGATCGCCAGACTTGCGGAAAGCGGTGTCTTGCTCTACAGCATCCACTCTCTTTCCAAATTCATTGTAAGAATCCTTAACTTCTTTAACCTCACCGGAAATGTTTTGGATTGACTTACTTAGATCAGCAATTTGAGCCTGTAGGCTTAATACAGTCTCTTCATTTAATGATTTAACCATTGCTGTTAGATCGCCAAAGGCATTAGCAAGAGTATTCTTGATTTCAGCAATTGCTTCAACTGCAGTGTCATCAGATTTAGCGATCTCTTCTGTTTTTTCAACAGTCTCGACAACTTCTTCTGATTTAACAATCTCAGTTTCAACAACTGCCTCATTTGTTTCAACTGCAACAGTTTCTGCAACTTCAGCATCTACGCTTTTAGTTACAACTGTCTCAGTTGCCTCTGGTACGACCTCAACATTATCAACAACGTTTGTTGTCTCTTCTGTCATAGGACTTACCTCCTTTTGCATCTTAATTGCACTAATGCCTTTTGCACTATCAACTAAGAACTTTATCATTTTATCTTTGTCTGTATCAGACTTTTCAACAAAACCTATATTTTTCATTTGACTTCCACTTGTAGGACTTAATTCAAAATCATTATCTGAAATCATAATTAGTCCAGATTCTTTATCCCAAAAAACATTTTCTACGGCTAGATCGGCGATGTCGCCTTTCATAACGTTTATTCCATCAACTTTTTCAATTGACACAACACTAGCAAATTGATTTGCTGGGCTATCAACAAGAGATAGTTCAAATAAATCATAATCTTTAATAATTCTAATTGGACGATCTACCTTTTCATCATATCCATCATCCCATTTATTCATAATTCCACCGATTGAAAATCCAGAAAGGGTGCCATCTAAAACCTTTTCCCAAGTGTTTTGCGCTCCTTTTGAAACGTAAGCAGAAACAAAAACTCCTGAGTAAAACTTTTTTGAGTCGGCATCAAAGTACTTATCTTCTTTAAATGAAACCATCTTGCCAACTGCAGATGGTTGATGCATTTCTCTTATATTTCCTTTAAAAGCAGCAAATGCTTTTATGCTTGCATCGCTTGTTACAATGTCATTTTGTTTGTCTAAATTATCAAGAGTTGCAAATCCCGAAACAATTCTGCGCTCTTGATCAATCTTTGAGATTGGCATAGACAATCTAAGATTGTTGCCATCCGATTTCCAATGCGCTTTATTAATGATATCCATATCCTTACTATTATACCAACTATTTTAATACTTTTTATTAATTAGAAGATCTGCCTTCGCCTTGTGCATTTCTTCCAGCAATTGTGGATGGGCTATCAGAATTATTGTTTGCTCTTTGGGAATCTCTTTCTCTATTCCCTGCTAAGTTTGCTCTAGCATCTGTTTCTTGTCTTGGACTCATTTCAAATGGGATATCTCCATCTTTAATTTGTGGCAATCCAAGTTTCTCTCTTGCTTCATTTGGCATCATTACTTGGGTCTTAACATACCGTTCAAGAATTTGAGACTGAGAAATTTCATCAGTAAGCGTAAGTTCGTTAAATTTAAGTTCAAGAATGTCGGTTTTTTCACGAATAATTTTGTTAATTAGTTTTGATATTTCATTCTGTGCTGGACGAGAAACCTGTTCTTTAAATGTGCGATCCTGTGCAAGTGCGTTGGCAATTGACCCAGAATCTCCTCCACCCAATTTAGACAATGGAACCTGATGGGCCACTAGAATATCGTTTCTGTTTTGAAGTCTATATTCTTTAAAAGATCCTTCTTGAACGCCATTTTCAATTGGCTTCATGTCAAACTCAACTTTACTATTTTCAGTATCTCCTGGAAGCGGAATATACAAAGTTCTGTGAGACTGACCTTTTAATCCAGTTTGTAAAAATCTAAACATTTTGTCTTCTGCATCTGCACTTAACTTAGCGCCTTTAAGTGTAATGATATATCTTGGCACTGCCTTGTTCTCAAAGTAATCAATATTGTAGTTTGATGCAAGTTGATCACCAATAAGTGAAGCAAGGGCTGAAATAATATCTGGAACTCCATAATAAGTATTTAATGGAGAGTATTGCTTAAAATGAATAACCTCATTTGGTCTCGTATCTGTTGTTACAGGGTTTTGATTCTTTGCCCCAAAATTTCTAAAGTATGTAACTGATGGCTGAATAATCTGAACATATCCGTCATTTAATCTGCGAACACGCATTGTTGTTGATGGAATATGACCAATGTAACCAATCTCTCCTGTTACTTTACGACCAATTTCCATGTATCCATTTCCAGTTGCCTGCACATCTACATAAATCTTTTCCATAATTTTTGTAAAACTGTCGTCATCGTTAAGGGTTTCTAACCAATCACGCATTTCAATCTTTGCTCTTTCAATTCTTTTACGAGCACGACCAAGAGAATTTTCATCCTCAACGTTTTCAAGTTTTAGCATGGTACGTGAAGAAACAACAAAATCATAGCCAAGACCAACGACGTTTTCTACTTTAGCGTCGATAGCAGCATGGTTTGCAAAAGATGTATCGTAATAGTTTGCTAATTCATAAAGGTTATAGGGGGGTGTAATTACATCAAAAAGCCCATAACCATTTCTAACTGCTGTTCCTGGATTGATGGCTTTTGATTTTGTGTTATCTGTACCAGACTGAACTGCATTTGCGCTATCTAAATATGCGGAAGTTGGATCTACTGCCTTGCCAAGAGTACGAGCAGTGCGCCTTTTAAAATTTTGATCAAGATTGTTTAAATTTTTAATAAAATCCCAGTTTTTATTAAAAGGATCGTTCTTTTTAAATTCATCCTCTTTGTCTGCAAGATTATCAATACTTGCTCCAAGATAGTACTCTTCTTCATCAATCATCGGAACCATGCTCCTTTATTGTTTGCTGTGCTGCATGAACTGCGCCCAAATCATTCATATTGGGAATAAGTCCTTCTTTCATTCTGGCAATCTGCTCAGAGTATTCCATCTCACTTACACGATTTACGCCAGGATGAAAAACTGGTTTTCCTTCTGGCTGACCCCAATATTCTGCTGCTTTGCGTAATTCCATGATCTTTTCAAGATCACCTTTACGTGCAGGAATGTTTAAAAGGTTTCCGTGACCATCTCCAAAAACCTTGCCATTGGGTTTTTCCCAAAAATATAAACCCCAATCATAGTTTTTTTCAATAAGTTTTATCTTAGACTTACCAACTTCTCCTGGTTTTTTCTCTCTCATAACCATTAGTATACCATATTATGCTACAGTTGATGTAGAACTTGTCCAAATTGTATCTTTAAATACCTTTAAATAGTCAGTCTCTATATAAATACCTTCATCGTCATCTATAATATATTTATTTGTTCCAACATAGTTTTTATATACTTCTCCAGCATTAACGATATACCGGCTATTTCTGCTTTTAATTAAAACGTTATTCCAATCTGAATCATCCCAGTAGTTCCAATTTTGGTCGTTTATTTCTCCCCACGTTCTAAACAAAATTTGCTGCTCAAGTTGTGAATTAGTACCTTTATAAAAAGATATGTTGTTAAAAGTCATTAGATGTTTTAAATTTATTTTTCCATTATAAGAGTTTAAATTAAAGTTAACTGGGAATGATATACCTAAAACAGTCCATCTTTGAATTGATATAGTTGGCTCTGTTACATAAAGTCCATCTAGGTAATAATATAGTTCTGTAAATAATGTACTATTAGATTTTCTTTTAGCAAAAATAGTTGCTCTATCTGCATTTGATGAATTAGCCTGAATATAAAACTCAATGGTGTCATTTGCGTATTCTATTTCAAATATTAAAACTGGGTTTTGAGGAAATGCCCATAGGTCTGACCTGATAAACATTTGAATAGCACTTAGAGAATACTTAATGTCTAAACTTGGATTAATGTCAATACTCAACCCACGATTTAAATTGTTTAGTCCATCTCTTAATTCAATCCCGCTTTTTCTTGTAAGGTATAGGTATGGAACGCTTTCTTTGTCAATAACATATGGATTAACTCCTTTATAATCAGGGATACCACTTGCTAACTTGTATGGAACCAAGTCTATTGCATATCTACTTTTTATTGGATTTGAATCATTTGCATTTAAACTTTTTGCTGCAAATTCTATTTTTCTTAAAGAAAGTTTATTATGTAATATACCAAATACTTTAAACCTAATAGAATAAACCATTGATATAGTGTTAAAATCAATATCTTTTGATGGATAGATTAAATAATTATCAACAATCTCAAACCTTTCACTCTGCCAATCTGCCTCAGTATTTAAATTTAATATTCTTTTCTTAATTGCTGGATTTGTTGTTGCATAGTCTGCGTCTGCTTGCGTAATGCCTTGAGAAATATCTTGAAAAGTAACATATACTCTTACGTTTGAATTGTTAGTATTTAATGAATCAGAATTGTCTACCCAATAGGTGTCTCCCTCTTCTTTTACTTCAGATGGTGCTGGATAGTCAATATTAAACTGAATAAAATCAATATCTGTTATAGTCTCTTCATCTTCATCTAAAACATCTTTTGCAAGTACTGATAATGGAATGTAGTCTTCCCAGTAACCAAAAACTGAAATATCAATAAAAAACTTTCCATAATCTTCAAAAGAAAATAGAGTATAACTAGAAACATGATCAATAATAGAGTTTGAAAAATTAAAAGTACCGTCATCATAAAAGTATGAGTCTAAAGTAAAAGATGTATGTTTATATGTGTTAATTCCAACGCTATATATATTTCCAGTAAACATATTTTCTTTGTTTGGTTGGCTTCCAATGTATAATTTTAATAATCCTGGATTTGCAAAAAATTGAGCAAGACCACCTGTTGTATTGTTTGCAACTAGTTTTGAAATTTGAATTCCGGCAGTAAAAATTCCAACGGGACAAGTATGCGATCTAATCGTAGTTGAAACTCCAGCATAAGTAAAAACATAGTTTAGTAGAGTAGATTCTTTTTTGATGGCAAAACTGTTTACTCCGTCTGTTATGTACAAGAACATAGCATCTTGATTTTCTGTTAATTTAAATGTTCCAACAATAGAATCTATAGCGTTTGAAATAAATGAAAGACTTTCAAAATATATATAAGAATCAGTTCCCCAAGTTCCAGATGGCTTCAAACTAAAAAATTTAGATCCTGTAGTTTGAATTAATTTATTGGCAGCCTCTAGTTCGGTTATGGTTTTATTGTCAGATAGAATAAAATTAGGCAATTCATAGTCCGGAGTTTTAAGTGTTGATATTCCAGGAATTAAATTATCCTCAATTCCAGAATCCCAAGATCTTGTAGTTGGATATGTTATGTTATTGCTATATTCTGCAAATGGATAGTCTATTTCTACTGTTGATCCACCATAATAATTATCTATAATTTCTGGTGTTGTTGGAATACCCTGACCTAAAATATAATGAAATTTTCCTGCATTTGTTGAAATAGAATATGGATATAAAGAAATACAATCAATCTTAATTTGATCCACATATGTTTCATATGCATAGAAAGCAATCCAGTCATTGCTTTTACTTGTCTGTATTTCGTCGTATTGTGAAGGAAGATTAATTAATGAGGTGTCAATTACCAAAGATCCAACTTCTTCACCATTAACAAAAAGCATTGCTTTGTTTTTAATAAGTTTAATATGAACAAGCATTGGTCTATACCATTCACCAACAAAATGTGAAACAAAATCTCCATCAATTACTAAAGTTAAGAAACAATCTTTTACATACAATCCATCTGTTGATGCTATTGGTCCTAAAATTCTTTTTGCATCTGTTGTATTTACATCTGCCTGTAACCAAAATTCTAAAGTATAATCGTTGTATCTGCCAAATTCATTTAAAAATCCATAGCCTGGAAAAATAAAAGATGGTTGGGTGTTTGTAATTAAGTCTGTTTCATCTACAAAATAATTAACATCTGTCCAAGAATCTTCTTCATTTTTCCAGTAAGACCAACTTTCTTCAGCAACCTGTTCCCAAGTTCTATAATCAACTATTTCTGAGTGTGGGATTAATTGAACTGCTCTGTCTGATCCATAAACAAGCGGTACACCAAAATTTTTACCACTCAATGCATTATTGTCAACAACATAGTATCCACTGTTTGCATTAAGACCATAAGCATTTGCCTCAACTACTCCGTCTAAAGATAAATTAATAGTTGCTGGACTTGAAAGTTTTGTTTGACCTAATGATGTTGCATTAAACTCTTCACTGTGTTGACCTGCAGTAATTCCATTAAAATGAATATTATAGGCTGCAATATCTGCTCCTCCTGGAGAAGAAACAACTTTTATAACAAATTTAAATTCTTTGTCAAGGTCTGGAAAAGTAAATGTTGCTGAAATTGGAGTCCAAACCTCTGATTCAATAATTGTAAAATCTTTAAACTCTGATCCTCCATCATACTCATATCCAATAGATATTGAAACAATATTTGCACTTTCTGTATAGTAGTATGTGCTTAAAGCAAAGGTTTGTAGTGTAGGATTTAAAGATTGAAAATTTACTAGGTTTGCACTTTTTATATAAGATGTTGTGTTTGACCCAGAAGGAAGCGTAGACCTAAAGACTTTACGATAACTATCTGGAAATGGTTGAATTTGGTTTTCCCCATTAAAAACTGGAGTTGATCCAGAAATAACTGTTCCTTCTGTTTTAGTCCAAGTATTAATATCCCTTTGTGCTTCTGATATTAAAGATATGTAGTCTGCGGAATCATCTAGTGGCCAAATTGCAAGCGGATGCTCAGCAAAAATTTTCTCGGCATATAAATTAGATGCAATATTCATTATTAGTCTATTTTATCATACAAAGGGTTTCCCCAATTTACCTTTTCATATTCTAGTCCAGCATATGGGGAAGTTCCTGCTGGAGTATTCCAAAATTGTGACATAAGCAATGCACCGCTTTCTACCATAGAAATGGATCTTGCATATTTTTCTTTTTCTGGAATAATAATACAATCGCCAACGTTTAAATCTATAATTGAGCCATCAATAGTCATTTGTGCTCCAGTAAAATTATCCCCCCAATAAAATATTGCAGTATAGCAATCTTCTGGTCTTCCTTTGTCGTATCCATTTCCAATTTGAGCCCCAGCATTATATCTTGCTATGTAACTTTTTCCTAAAATTGGAGGTCCATACTCAGTATTTTCTAAAACTCCCGTTTCTTCTTGCACTTTATTGCAAATCTTAATAAATGAGTCGACAATACTTTTATTTAAATCTCCATAAGTTATTAAATCAAAGTTTACATTCTCATTTGAAAATAATGGGTCATGTAGTGGAATGTGGTCTTCTTTTGTATTAAACTTTGCACTTCTGCAATAGTCAACAACTTCAAAAATTTCTTTTTCATTTAAAATATCTTTAACAATTTTATACATTAAGACACCTTTATTTCACAATAGTCTGTTGTGCAATACATTTCTCCAACGGAATCAAGATTCTCAATACCGTCATAAATTGCATCAAAATTAATGTGAGCAACTTTTCCAACATAGCCATCATACTCTTCTTTAGTAATCTGTGTATATGGCTGTTGTGGATAAGTGTGATTTCCCATTGGAAGGAAAGAAACTGCTTTTAATTGACCCTCGTACATATGAAGTGCTGGAGCAATATGTTTTGTTTCTGTTTCTTTGTCAAAAGATAAAGTCACAGATACTCCATTGTCTGACCAATACTTCTGTGTTGTTGCAGCAAGACCAATCTTTTCAAACAAACTTACATCCTTCTCTGATCTTGGATGTCCTGAAGATACTGGAAAGTATACTACTGTAGTATTTGCTGATACTAGATCGTCTTCAATTTTATACCCTGCTGCTTTAAATAAATGTAACATTGGATCTGTATTTCCAAAACGAATTGCACGTAAGAAATATTCTCCACCAACAGACCAATGAACTCCTGGAGATGCTCCAGAAAGCAATGACACAGATCCTGAAGGTTTTACTGTAGTTACACGAATTGATTCACGAACACATAGCCATTCTGAATACTGCTTGTCGTAGTGACGAATCTTATTGTATCCTTCGTCCATCCATTCTCTGGTTGTTGGCATTCCATTAATATCGGTAAATGATGCAATACCAGTTAATGATGTTCCAATTCTACGGTTTCTTTGCATGATACCGTTTGTAATTTGCCAGTGTGTTGGAAGTAGAGTTACAGTTTTTCCATAAAGATATGCAAATTTCAAGGTACGCATAAAATCTTCTTTATCTGTATGACGATTTAAATGAACCTCAACTAATGTACATAACTCATAAGATTCTAGTGGTTGTTCTGCACAAGGATTGAATCCCATAACACGATAGTCTTTTCCATCTGCTGGATCTGCTAGTCTTCCATAATTTCTTGCAACATCAAGCCAAATAAAACCAGGCTCTCCATTATCTGCAATTAAATCCACATAATCTTCATAATGAGTTCCAACTTCAGCAGAGATAGAGTTATTACTCATCCATGCCCAACCTGGATTTTCTGAATCAAACGAGTTACGATCTGGAAATAGTTCTGAATTTTTAAGATTAATAAAATCTTTATCGTTTGGATTTCCAAGAGCAAGTGTTGCAGATCTGCGAACATTGCCAGAAACAACACACGTTCCAATAAGATTTACAATATCTACAATTGCTCTAGAATCAAACTTCTCTCCTGCTCTAGAGCCAATTACTTTACGGATCATTGTATGTAGATCCATTAATGGTTTTGGACCGCTTGCAACGCCACCAAAGCCCTTAATTGGGGCTCCTAGAGGGCGTATCAGATCATAGTTAAATTCTTGAATTGGCTGATTTGCTCTTAAGAATGAATTGAGCAAAAGTCTAACGGATTCTACCCATCCTTCACGAGTATCTGGAATTTCATATACAGATGCTGGTTCTGTTGGTGCATAGATGGATAGATCTTTTTCTTGACCTACCGTGTCAAATCCAACTCCAATACCAAGCATTAATGCATCCATAACCCAGGCAAATAAAGATCCTGGATCGTTACGATCAATGTCTCTTGTTGAAACCATTGCACAGTTTTGAAGAGATGCAGAGTTTTTTCTTTCCATTGTCATTGGGGTACCAAAAGCCCAAAGACCTCTTCCTGGAGGTGTCCACTTAAGATTAAACATACGGTCATATGCTTCTTGTGCTGATTTTTGTGCTTTATAGTCATTCCAAGGCAGTCTGTTTTCTTTTGCATGGTTCTTCTGTACTGAATACATACCCTCGATTACTCTTTTACAAACCTCATACCATCTTTCCTTAGTGCCGTCATCTTTTACACGGGAATAAGTACGAACAAAGGTAATCTCTCCTAATGAGTTTCCACCTGCATCTTTGAACCCAAATGGTGGCTCAATCTCTATATATTTATTTACAAAATCATCAGAAAAGCGAAAAGAAAATACGTCAGACATAATACCCCTTAAATTTAATTATATGTTTTATTATAGCAGAGTTTTTATTTTTTAATAACTCTCAATCTTTAGAATAGGTAGAGATTTAATTTTTTAAAAATACTACTCCAGTAATTTCCAAGGATTGGGAACAGTATTGGTCGGTGATGATCCATACAATGGTTGAATATCATAAGCAATTGTAATTCTTTGTTTATCAAAATACCAATCATCTCGTCCGTGAGGATGTCCCGTTTCTGAAACAATTAGCCTATTGTTTTTATTAACATTTTCAAATAATTCTGTTCCGTTAATTTTATAAAATGTAGTTGATGGTTCCGCATTTACACAGTAATAACCATGAAAAATTGGAGCACCAGTTCCTCCTACGTGATCATGAAAATGATTTTCATGTTTTATTGGTGATACCCCAGCAGTTCCTTTTGACGATGAGTCTATATTAAACCAACCATGAATCATGTAATTGTGTTTTATAAAATCAATACCATAATATTCACAAGCCTCTTTTGTGGCATCAATTAATCCATTAAAAAGATTTTTAATATTTTCATTGTCAAAATCAAAGACATTGTAATAATGGTCTAATTGGCTTGGTGCTCCCTGACCCTTTTTTGTATATTTTTCAACTTTATCTAGAGGAATATTGGCAAATTGCTTATTTATAATTTCATCTTCTTTTAAAGATAAAAAGTTAAAAAGATTGTCTAAATCATTATCTAAATACCGTTCAAAAAATTTATGTGGTTTTTTTAACATAAAGGAATCCAGTGTTGTTCTTGGCTCATTAAATCTCTTTGAAGATTTTTTAATGGAAGAATATCATATGCAACTGTAATTCTTTTGCCTTCCCATTCCCAATCATCCATAGAATGTGGATGGCCCATTTCAGACATAATTAAACGATTATTTTTATTAACATTATCAACATGAGTACCATTAACACTATATTTAGTAATAGAAGGCTCTGCATTTACGCAATAATATCCATGAAAAAGATTTTCATTGCTTGGTCCATGATCATGCCAAGTTAATTTTCCTTTATTTGCACTGTTTATATTAAACCAACCTTGAATGAAATAATTTTGTTTTGCAAAATCAATTTCATAATATTCACAAGCCTCTTTTGCAAGAGTTGAAATTTCTGTATATAAATTTCTTATTCCAGTAATATAAAATTGAAAAACATTATAATCTCTCCATTTAATTGTTGAAATACTGTTTGAAGATAGCCAGATGTCTTTTGTATTTACTTTATTGCCATCTTTAATAATATCGTATCTTTTAATTAATTCATCTGAAAGTTCTTCTAGGTCATTATCTAAATACCGTTCAAAAAACTTATGTGGTTTTTCTGTCATTTAATCTCCCATTGTCTATATTAGTATACCATCATTGATATTGTTTTTTTTTCCAAAACTTTAATCTATATCCATTTTCAAAGGTCGAGCGTAAGTTTTTTCTTTGTTCATATAATAATCCAGTGTCAAAATCTTCATTAATTTTAGATTGCCATTTTTCTCTTTTGAATGGAATAACTTGAACTATTGGAGTTCCCTGTTTAATAACTCCTTTATAATTTTTTTTAACAAAATAAGATAGGAGTCCATCTGAATAAAAATTATCGCTATCAATTATTGCTGGTACTGCTTGAATTGGCAAATCATGATGCATTGGTGGCATAAACAAAGTACTATATCCTTTTGGGGTTGACACAAGCCAAATTGGATGAATTCTTAATAAATTATCTAAATATAAATCTTTATCTAATGGGTATTCAGATATTTGTAATGTAGGGTGAACTCCTAAAATTGGTTGATTTAATTTTCTAAATGGTTCGGGAATTTCAATTAATGTTTTATTATCTGTTGTGTCTATATAAATATCAACTGGTGCTAGTAAAAAATAACCACTTGTCATCCCATCAAAAATTGCTTGACATTTTTTTACAGTTAATTGCATTACTCCATTTACCAAACTCCTATCATTATTATAATGACTAGGTTGTTTTTTATACCATTCGGGAACATTAGCAATTGCTGGCTTTGGTTCTGGAAATATTTTTATCATTTTTGGATAGGCAAGATCAAATTGAATAATAGGATCTTTATTAAACCATTTTATAACATTTTTTATCATGTAATAAGTATACTACATTTGATCTTTTGTGTCAAAAACCAACATATTATCTGTAAAGAAGTTGTCGTATGGCTCACAGTTAATAGAATAAACTGTTTCTTCATAATCAATTGCCTCTACAGAAATGATTGCTTCAAAATCAAATGCTGCATATGAATAAACAAAATATGTAGAATCAATTTCATCTGCTCTTGTAAACTTAACAACATCATCTTTTTTGGTTAAAACATAATGTGAACCAGAATATAAATCTCCGTTAATAGAATAGATCTTATCTGTTTGATGAAGATTAATGCTTACAATTTCAGTCTCTACAACATTGTCAGAATTTAAAACAATATCAGAACTTTGCCAAGATGTCCAATCTAATACATTTTCAGATGGAATATTCATTCCATAAAGTTTGTCTCCAACTTGTAGTTCAGATGCTGGTTTTCTTCCATCAACTGTTAAAACTCCTGTATTTCTGGCAACTGAATATTCAGAATAGGATGGACCAAATGGAGTAAAACCAAATGGAGTAAAACCAAATGGAGTAAAACCAAAGGGTGTAAAACCAAAAGGGGCAAATGGTGTAAAACCAAAAGGGGCAAATGGTGTAAAGCCAAATGGAGTAAAACCAAATGGGGCAAAACTAAATGGGCTAGGTGTTGTTACTGTATTAGAGGATGCTGAGTTTGCTGAGTTTCCATTAGCATTTGTTGAAAATACTTGATAGGATTGTGATGTACCTGCAGTTTCTGCAACTAATTTTGTTGTAACTGCTGCTCCAACGGCATATGTTGGTCCATCAGAAGAAACTACAGTATTCCCAGTAATTGCACTTCCACCATTGGCATTAATTGTCCAGTTAACTGTATCTCCTTGTGGAGCATCTCCACTTGTTGTAGTAGTTCCAATTGTTGGTGCTTGAGGCACTGTTGTTGCAGTGATAGAAGCAGATGCACTTGATGCAGCAGATGATCCATAAGCACTATTTGCTACTACCGTAAATGTATATGCTGTGTTTGATTGAAGTCCAGTAATTGTAAGTGGTGAACTAGCACCAGTGACTGTATAAGATCCAGGAGATGATGTAGCAGTATATCCAGTTACTATAGCAGTATTTCCTGTAGTTGCTGGAGTAAAGGCAACAGTTGCAGCACCGTTATTATATGCTCGTCCAGTTCCAACATTGGTTGCAGAAACTGCAGTTGGTGCATCTGGAGCAATAAAGTTATCTTGTGCTGCTGACTTAATACCTTTTTTTCTACCTGCTGCCATTTTGTCCTCTTCCTTTTAATTTATTATGCTGACAAATCTCCCATTAATACCCAAGAGTCTGTTGCTCTCTTAAATAAAGTTGCAGAAGACCATTGACCACGTAACTTAGCACCAGGAGTGAAGTTTAATGTTACTCCTACTGCTTTATCAAATGTAACTTGTCCTGCTCCAATTTGAAGGAAATCAATGGATGTTCCAACTGGGAATGCTGTTGTTGCATTTGTTGGAATTGTTATAGTAAATCCACTTACTTTATTACATTCTACTAAAGTATCTCTTAATGCTAAACCACCAGTAGATAAATTATATGTATCAGTTATTGTACTAATACTTGTTTGTGATGGAACGCCTACCTTTGTTTGTGTGCCGTCAGAAAATGCTACACCAGTTGCTGATGCTGTTACAAGACCAGAGAATGTTGGATTATTAATAACAGAAACTTCATTTCCAGTAACAGAGATATTTGTTCCTGCTGTAACTGTTCCTACACCAGCAAATTGACTAAATGCTATTGCATCAGTTCCAACTGTTCCTACTATATTTGTTTGTACCCAGCCAGTATTATCATTAACAGTACCACCAGTTACGAATACAAAGTCTCCACCATCAATTTCTGCTGGTGCATCAAAATCTGTTGCTCTTGAAGGAGCACCTGATGCTGCTACTACATAAATACCATTTTCAGATGCAGTTGATTGATTCTTAACAAGAATACGATTGCCTGTAGCAAGAGTAACTCCATCAAGAGTATCTCCATTTTCTACCGCTGTTGCAAGAGTGATATTAGCAGTTGTTGCTGCTACTACTGAAGCATGTACGTGCAAACCTTCTGCAAGTGAATCAACATATTGCTTTGTTGCTGCTCCAAGTGCTGTTGCTGGATCTGCAGCAAGAACTACTGCACCAGTAAATGTTGCACCAGAAAGTGCGGCTTTGGCAGCAAGATCTGTTGTTAAATTTGCAATTTTAGACTGTGCAATTGCTGCTGATGTATTAATATCTCCATCAACAATTGTGTCATTAGCAATTTTTAGGGAAGTTACTGCTCCATCTGCAATCTTTGCTTCTGTAACTGCTAAACCACCAATTTCATTAGTTCCAACTGAATCATCAGACATCATTGATTGTGAAATTGTGTTTGCAGGCAGTGTTACTGTTCCTGTAAATGTAGGAGAGGCTAGTGGTGCTTTAGCATCTAATTGTGTTTGAATAGCAGAGGTAACTCCATCAACATATCCAATTTCAGTTGAAGTTACAGTTCCAATTGAAGTATTTACAGGAAGAACAACATCTCCAGTAAATGTCTTTGCTCCTCCAAGTGTTTGTGCACCTGATTTAAGCACAATGTCGGATGTATCTGAAATACCGTGAACCTCTGTAGTGTCTGTTCTATGTGTCTCAATATCTGCAGCAAGTGCTACAGTTCCACTTGCGTCTTGAAAAGTAATTGTACGATCTGCTGTAGGATCTGTTATTGTTAGACTGGTTTCAAAATCATTTTCTGTAGCACCTTCAAAAATAATGTTAGTATTAAAAATTAAATCATTAATATTTCCTGTTGTAATTATAGTTCCTGTTGCATTTGGCAACATAATTGTGCGGTCTGCTGTGGGATCTGTTACTGAGAGGGTAGTTTCATACTCATCTGCTGTAGTACCTTCAAAAGTTAAACTACCAGTTAGGGTTCCACCTGCTAATGGAAGATAAGAAGATATTGTGGAAGATATTGTGGTGTCTACATATCCTTTAGTTGATGCATCTGACTCTACTGTTGGTGTGCCAAGATTTGTAATTTTATTACTTCCCATTGCAATTGCAGCCTGCATTGTTCCACCATCTGATTTAGATAATTTTGTAGCAAGTGCGGCTGTAATTGTTGATGCATATGATGCATTATCATCAAGAGCATCGGATAGTTCTCCTAATGTATTTAGGGCTGCTCCTGCTGTTCCTATAAGGTCAGTAATATCTGACATTAATGCGACTGTTCCTGTTGCATCTGGAAGAGTGATGGTCCGATCTGCCGTAGGGTCTACTACTGCTAGGGTGGTTTCAAAAGCATTTGCTGTAGCACCTTCAAATTTAATGTTTGAGCCAAATTGGGGGTTTACTGTACTGTCTGCGTCCATAAAATAATCAAGGCTTAGCCAGTGGTTGGTGCCATCACCAATTTTAAATTTATTAGTATCTGACTCGTAGCCAATTTCTCCGGCTGCAAGAATTGGGCCATTGCCACTATTGGTTGATATCCATTGGGCTGCAGTGCCTCGTCTCTGTTGCATTCTTGTTGCCATAATTTAATCCCCCTAGATTTTATTCTTTCTTTATTATAACATATGATTAATTAAAGTTATCTAACGGACTTCCGCCATCATAACTAGTTAACCACTCTACTGAATCGTAAAACCCTGCAATTTGTGTTGAAGAGAATACATCATCATATGCTCCTGCATCTTGAAAAACGGTAGTAATAAGTCCCGTTCCATCAATTGCAGTATCGTGAATATGTTGTCTCAAGTTTGCAGTATCATCAAAAGTAGCAATCATGATCCAGTCAGCAGCATCTGTTGAATATATCGAAAGATGTTGCGTAACTGTATCAAAATATATTTGTCCATCTACTGGTGCAACTGGAGCAGTTGATTCGGTTGGGACAACGTTTGCATTTCCAGCAACCGTATCAACATACAACTTAGTTGCTGCGTGTGCATTTAAAGTTGGGGTAGCAACTGTAACAGTTCCTCCGAAAGTACCAGTTGTGGCTACATTTAAGCCATTCTTGACCTTGAAGTCTTTATCTGTTGTTGGCATTTACTACCCCCTACTTTTTATTTGTTAAGCCTCGATGTATGTTTTGTGAACTTTAACAACTGTATCTGCTGCAGCACCAGTTACTTGAAGAAGAACGTTTCCAGCACTGTAAACAGCGTTTGTTGTTCCTAGTTCAGCATTGCTAACTACATCAGCATACTCTGTTAAGTAAACGTTATTTGATCCATCAATAGTAACAAGCAATTCAATTACTTCAATATCAGTACCCTTTTTCATTTGAACGATATATTTAGCGCTTGAGTATGTGCTTGCTGACCAAGTATCAATAGTTGTTGCAGTTGCAGCAGCGGTTCCTGTTGCAGATCCAACAAGAGTATCTGGAAGAGCAATGCTTGTTGCAGTTGCTGCGCCAAGTACTGGGGTAACAAGAGTTGGTGTATTAGCAAATACTAATGCGCCTGTTCCTGTCTCATCTGAAATAACTCCTGCAAGTTCTGAAGATGATGTTGCAGCAAGTGCTGAAATTTTACTTGTTGTATAAACACCATTTGTAACTGTTGCAGCATTTCCTGTATATTCTGTTGCAGAAAGAACCTGAGTTCCATTAATTTTTAATACCTTGCCAGAAGCAAGATCCATGTGCTCAGAAGATGTCCATGCATCAGTTGCATCAATCCATGAGAAGGTCTTGTCTGTAGTACCCTTAAGAGTAAGACCACCACCGTCTGCACCTGCATCTGTTGGAGTTGCTACTGAACCAAGTGTAAGGTTCTTGTCATCAACTGTAATTTCTGTTGAGTTAATTGTGGTTGTTGTACCGTTTACTGTTAAATCCCCTGACAAAACAAGAGATGTACCAGTTGCAGCACCAATGTTTGGTGTTACAAGTGTTGGGGTATTAGCAAAAACAAGTGCTCCAGTACCAGTCTCATCAGAGATGATTCCAGCAAGTTCTGAAGAAGATGTTGATGCAAGTACGTTCAACTTATCTGTTGTTACAACAAGAGTCTTTGTGCTTGGAATGCTTGTACCATTGATAGAATCAGCAGTTGCAACACCAAGTGCTGGAGTTGTAAGAGTTGGGCTTGTAAGAGTCTTGTTTGTGAGAGTCTGTGTATTTGTTGTTCCAACTACTGCACCAGTTGCACCGTGTGCTGTTGTTGATCCTGTATGTGTTGTAAGATCTGCATCAGCAGCCTTTGCATTTAATTGAGTCTGAATTGCTGATGTCACACCATCTACATAATTAAGTTCTGTTGTAGAAAGAGTTGCTCCATCAAGAATATTAAGTTCTGTAGAACTTGCTGACATAACAACATCTTCGTTAATCTTTGGTGATGTTAATGTTTTGTTTGTAAGAGTTTGTGTGTTTGTTGTTCCAACTACCGCACCAGATGCGCCGTGTGCTGCTGTTAGGTCTGCGTGAGTTGTAACGTCTGAAGTAAGTGCTACTGTACCTGTAGCATTTGGAAGTGTGATTGTCCGATCTGCGGTTGGATCTGTGACTGTAAGTGTTGTCTCATAGTCGTCTGCTGTTGCGCCTTCAAAAGTAATTTCTGTTTGAAATACACCAACTGCTGCTGGATCTGACCATTGAACGCCATATGTTGCACCTGACGCTGCAGTGAGGACCTGTCCGTTGCTTCCAACGCCAAGACGTGCTATTGCATCATTTGCACTACCAACAATTAAATCACCTTTAGCATCTACAGTTCCTGCGGTAATAACATTTTTACCATTAACAGTTGCTGTTTCTCCTTGAACAATTAAACCATTTTTTACTTTAAAATCTTTTTCTACTGTTGCCATTTTTTATCTCCTTTTTTATGCCTTTAATCCCATACGTGCATAACGTACGGTGATTGGGGTTATACCGATAACTGGAGTAACCGTTACGGATACTGTATTTCCAGCACGGGAGACGCTAATGGTGCCAATATTCCCATCATTGTCGATTGTTCCATACTCACTGACAGATACACCTGTAGTATCAGCAAGAATTGTCATTTCTGTTGCGTAATACTTGTTCTCGCCACCAGAAGTCTTTTTAATAGAGATCATATACTTAACTGCTCTATATTCAGTTGCATCAAAATTATCAATTACTGTAGCAGTTTCAATGCCGTTGATTGTTGACTCATTGTTTCCTGCACTACCCAAATCTGTTGCTTGAGCGCTTGCTGTGTCAATAAAATCTTCAAAGTCCGTCTGTGAAGGACGATCTCCTGTTTGAAATCTTAACTTTAAGTTTGCTAGTGATAGACGGGCCATGTTTATATTATAACATAATTTTATTACAAGATATAGTTAGAAAAACCAATTATCTGCAGACCAATTCCTGGGGGATTCAAAGGATCTATACCTTCAATACCTATATTAGTTATCTTTAATCTGAATGGAAGTATTGCATTTATTGATACCTTTTTAGAATAGTCAACTGTTTTTATACCCGAAGATTTAAAACCTTTTATTGGAGTTATTTTGGTTTTTGTTTTAACATCAGTTAAAGTTGTTTTTGAATAGTTAACAGTTTTAATTTTGGAAGACTTAAAATCTTTTACTGCAGTTACTTTTGTTTTTGCCTTAACGTCAGTTAGTGTTGCTTTAGCCATTTCTTATGACTGATCTGTAACTTCGCCAAGCATGATCATTTCTCCTTGACATACAGTCCAAACCCTTGTAGCATCTGTAAGTTGAACATCAAAAACATCACCAGTTCTTAGTTGTTTAGATTGAGCGGGAGTTAAAGAAACTAAAAACTCTCCATCTCCATCAGTTACTGATTGTACTGGTACTAACTCAAATATTAAATCATCTCCAACGTTGTCAGAGTACCGTCTAAAATCGACCTCAATGTCCCAATCATCAACTACAATTGGATCTCCTGCATCATCTTGTACATATATTCTAAAAGAGGCGCTATCGCCAATTACAACCGTCCAGTTAACCAATGGTGGCTTATTTCCAATATTGTAGGTAGAAGGAGCCTTTACATCCATCTCTGATTCGTCTGGATTGCGGTATTTAGCCATAAAGAAATTATATCACATTAAGTCTTTAAGTTGACTCAATATCCAAATCCATGATATACTAGTGAGTAACACCATAACTTTATGGTGTTTTTGTTTCTAAGGAGGAACAGTCATGACAACTAATAAGATAGTGATTGGAATACTCGCAGCAGTAACTGGAATTGCTTTGTTCTCTAATTCTAGTGCTAATGCTGAAAATAACTTGAGTAGTACCGTGTCAAAAAGTGAAACCCAAACCGCTGAGGCGGTTTTTTCAGTTTCTAAAGAAGAAAATAATAAAACTAAGAAAAAGTACAAATATGGAACCCCTCTTGAAAAAGATGAACTAATTAAAATATTAAAGTCTGTAGGGTTTGAAGGCTATGCACTAAAAGTTGCTTGGGCAACAGTAATGAAAGAATCTATGGGTACTCCTAACTCTTGGAATCCAAATAGAAACACTGGAGATAATTCTTATGGCCTATTCCAAATCAATATGCTAGGATCAATGGGTCAAGATCGACGGGATAAATTTAATTTAGAATCCAATGAAGATCTATTCGATCCCGTTAAAAATGCAGAGATTGCTTATCATATGAGTGATGGTGGTAAAGACTGGTCTGCCTGGAAGGGTATTACTTGGAAGACTAAAGAGTGGCTTGCAAGGTATCCTGATTAATTATTTGTTTTATCTTTACTATCAAAAACCAACATATTATCTGTAAAGAAGTTGTCGTATGGCTCACAGTTAATAGAATAAACTGTTTCTTCATAATCAATTGCCTCTACAGAAATGATTGCTTCAAAATCAAATGCTGCATATGAATAAACAAAATATGTAGAATCAATTTCATCTGCTCTTGTAAACTTAACAACATCATCTTTTTTGGTTAAAACATAATGTGAACCAGAATATAAATCTCCGTTAATAGAATAGATCTTATCTGTTTGATGAAGATTAATGCTTACAATTTCAGTCTCTACAACATTGTCAGAATTTAAAACAATATCAGAACTTTGCCAAGATGTCCAATCTAATACATTTTCAGATGGAATATTCATTCCATAAAGTTTGTCTCCAACTTGTAGTTCAGATGCTGGTTTTCTTCCATCAACTGTTAAAACTCCTGTATTTCTAGCAACTGAATATTCAGAATAGGATGGACCAAATGGAGTAAAACCAAATGGAGTAAAACTAAATGGAGTAAAACCAAAGGGTGCAAAAGGTGTAAAACCAAATGGTGCAGGGGATGCAGCAGGAGTAGCCGAATTGCTTGAAGCAGATTCTAATGATGTAGCAACACCGTTTCCTAATTTTACTTTAAATGTATAGGCTGTTCCATTTGATAAACCACTAACAGTTATTGGAGAGGTTGAAGATGTTCCAGTTATACTAGATGGAGTTGAAGTTGCAGTATAAGTTGTTCCCGTTGGTTTTCCTAAATATGAAGGGGCTGTAAAAGTAATTGATGCACTAGCATCTCCTGCTGTTGCGGTTCCAATTGTTGGAATTCCTGGTTGTATTCCTCCACTACCTGAAGATATTGGTGGTAATGGCATTATGCACTCAAGTCGCCAATTGCAATCCAAGTATTGGTTGCTCGTTTAATTAGTGTGCAGGACGAATACTGTGCTCTTAATTTTGCTGCATTTGAAGAAATTTGAGGTGTACAATTTAATGTAACTCCAGCAGAAACTGTTACTGTTGTTGCTCCAGTTCCAGTTTGAATAATTGTAATCTGTGAACCAGTTGCAAAAGCCTGAGTTGAATTAGTTGGAATGGTAACTGTATTTGCAGTTGATGTTAAATTCATTTCAATAATTTTATATCCATCTGACAAAACCAATGTATGATCTGCTGTTTTTTCTAAAATAGTAAAATTTAATGCAGACGTGCTCTCTGCAACTGTTTTTACTGCAGTTGGTGTTGCTGCTTTAACTGATGAGGTTTCTGATATTGAATCACTTAGTTGAACACTTCCCACAACAGATGTGGTTGCTGCAGTTACCGCAGGTGGTGCCCATTTAACTCCAAGTGTTTCTGCTGTATCTGCTGTTAAAAGATATCCGTTACTTCCTCCTGGAATTGATAAATTATCTAATGCGTTGTTACCAGATCCAACAAAAAGATCTCCTTTTGCGTCCATAACAGATTCTAAAACAACTGCGCTAGTGTCTGTAGAAATTTCAGCGATTGATGCTTCAATTTGTTTTAAATAATATGCAATACCTGCAGTTGGGGCTACGCCAGTTGCAATGGGAGTGTCTTGTCCATAATGATAATTTCTTAATGCAATCTGAATATCTGCAGCGTCAGTTAGCGCTGGCATTTTTGCAAGGGGATAGTGATGAGTTTGATCAGTTCCAATGTTTCCGGCAGCCATAGAAATATTATACCATATTAATAAAAATTATTCAGTTACCGTTATTGCGGTTGCTACTTGCGTTACTTCTACTTCTTGGTCAATTCCAGTTAAATTTGGAGCGGTATTGAGAACAATGTTTAAATTTGGTTCATAAACAGTTATAGAGTCTTCATAAACAAAAACTTCTGGCATTATGCACCAGTTACGTCATCGGTTACTGTAATTGCTCCAGTTAAAAGTGTATATCTTAATGCAGCACTATTAAAGATTTCAACATCATAATAATATGTTGATCCTCCAACCAAATCGGTTCTAGCACCTGGTTTAATTGTACAAGTAATAATGTCTGTACTTGTATTGATTACTGCAGAAAGTTTAGTTGTATCCGCAACACTATCAATTGATGTAGTTGGGCTGTCTCCTCTACTTGAAGCAATTGAAAAAATTGCTCCCGCAGCAGAATAGGAATCTAATGGGAAAGTTGCTCCAGCAGAAGTTTTTGGGGTAATTGTAAAAACAAATGTGTCTCCACGATAATAGTCAAAGTCATATGTTCCAGGAAATGCCATGATCTTATTATACCACTAAGAAATGTGGACTAAGATAGATTTGACTTTTACATCCCCG